TTTGCAGGCGACCATACAAGTCCGGTATTAGCTCCTGTTGATGTCTTATACCCCAGAACTACATTAGGTGTACAAGGACTTCCGGCATACCAATCCCCTGTTTCTGTAATACTAAGGTCAGTCCCGAAAAAGAGTATGGCGTATGTTTCAGTACACCAAGCATTGTTCTTAAAATACTCTTTTCTCCACATGTAAGGTACCCCAGCCTTCCCCAAGTCCATATAGCCTGTGTAGATGCTTTGTAGGCCGTTTGTGGGGCTTTTCTGAAGGGTATATCGAGTATTAATGTTTCCTGTTACTTTGTTTAAAGTTACTATATTATTATTAGGAAAATAGTCCTGCAAATTAATCATTATCTAACCCTACGTGCTGAGATTGATCCGTAAGCACCACAGGTACTGACGGTAAAGCCTGCTACGGCTACTAAATATATTGTTATTGGTACGGATGTTATAATCCTTACTTTAGGAACTGTATAACCCATAGGAGTAGACCCAGGAACGAATGCGGCACACCTATGAGAAAATGCAAAACCTGTCATTGTATTACTTGCTGTACTAATAGAACCAAATAACGATGTAATGCTTGTGGTAGCTCCATAAACAAATTGAACAATTCCATCTACATCCCAATCTCCAGCCGATAGGTCTAGAGTTGTTACGTTTGCACTAACTGCTGAACTTAAATTAACAGCACTCGTAGATAAGATAGTGGAAGATTTATATTCCCCAACACTACCTGCATTCGCATTATTACTGTTTACAGTCCCTTTAATACCTGCTGTTTCTGATAGAGTTAGAAGTCCTCCAATAGTTGTAGCACCTGTAATATTAGCAGTACTACCAACAGTTAAGGTAGAGGAAAGAGCGGCGCTAGTCCCTGTCAAGCCTCCAGACAGTGCTACGGTAGTACCTGTTAAACCTCCTGTAAGAGTTCCCCCAGTTATTGGTAAAGCTAATGTATTTACGTCTGCCCAAGAAGCATTACTACCATCAGTAGTTAATATTTTACCATCATTACCTGACTGTGCAGGAAGTGCAGCAGATGAGGCTACAACTTGCCACTTACCATCAGAAAGATCAGTTGCGAATACATTAGAAGTATGTTCTACGATACAGATGTAGCTACTGTTATTACTTTCAACTACATCCCCTACTTGGTAGGTTCTTGAAGCAATCCATGAACCTTCCCAATTAAACCCTGAAACAGTAATAGGATTTGCCTGATTTAGAATCAGGTTTCCATTCATATCCAGAGGAGCAAGCATCTGATTCGGGCCTGTTCCATCTCTAGATAGAGTATTTTCTATTGCATTAGTAATTGCTGTACTATTAGCATTAATCAGGGTAGTAGAAGCAAATCCCGATGTGACACTATTTAAATTAACTTTAGACATTATTTGGCGGCCCTCTTTTTGCGTAATGCTTCTTTGTGGAGATTAGTATGAGCAGAGACGACTCTAACATTCTTCGGGCTGTTACTGCCTCCTCTAACCAATTCTTTAATGTGGTCAGCTTGTCTAGGATCACCAACCTTAAGTCCTGCCCTCCTTCTAGCTGTATTTCTTTCTGCACGGTCTTTCGCTCTACTAGGTTTATGTTTGTGTTCCCAAGCGAGTTCCTTCTTATAATCTCGTTTACCATTAGTCATGAACGGCATTAGTTTCCCATCCCTGTTAGTGGAAGTCTACTGTTATAAACTGATATAACTGTATTAGATTCGATTGGAGAACTTCCACTAAATACAATGCTACCAGTTGGTATAATTAAATGTGTCTTTATTAAAGGAGAAGAACCAGATAGGCTAACCCCTCCTGATGGTGTGATTACATATGTATTTGAACCTGTAAAGGTAATTGGAGCAGTCCCACTAAATGTAATACCACCAGAGGGATTTATCGTAAAGCTCCTAGTACCTACTACTGGACTTGTGCCACTGAATGTGACCCCTCCCGTGGGATTTATAATCTTGGTCTTTATTAAGTTGGTTGTGCCACTTAAGGTTATTCCCCCAGTGGGGTTAATTGTAAAACTAGAGGCACTAGATGCTGCTACTGTCCACAGCCTTCTAGGCTGTGCCTTAAATAAGGAATTGCCTTTACTTCTGTGGTACTCTCTAGACTCTTCAGCACTCCACAAAGCAGAGGTAAAGCCAAGGGATAGTATTGATGCATCCATATCCCATGAATTAGCTGCTGAGTACATCCCTATTCTAAAATTCTTATCTCCTGCTACAAATGAAACTGGAGTAGAACTCCAAGTAAGTCCAGAATCGACACCATCGACATATAACTTACAAGATGCAGCCGTACCACCTGATACAAAAACTAAACTACGGTTTGTAGTATTAAACCAAGATATTGTTCCAGAAGATTGATTTCCTAATAGCCATACAAAGTTACTAGCATCTATTTGATACCAAGTTAAGGGGGAGGATTCAGCTACTAATGGAATATGCCCAAACTGAGAGGCGTTACCTACTCGCGGTGCCCAGAGAAAGAATGTCCCAATATTACTATTAAGTTCTGGATATCCTGTATAAGATAGGTAATCATTTGAACCATCAAAGTTAATTATCCTACCATTTACTGAGTCTTGGAGAGTGGCATTGGAAATGGGCCACTTTCTACCATTAACTAAATCAACTGTGCCTTGTGAGGGGTTGAACAACATTTTCATACCCTTCCCCAGTCCCTGCTTGTCTAGAGGAGCCGAGTACTGAGGTTGGGTTGTGAATCTATTTGGCAGTATTAGTCCTGCCATATTTACACCGTTTGAGCTTGAATACGCTCGTAATGAAAGTAATGATTCCCAGCAGTAGCGTCAAGAGCAGCTACAGAATCGTGATATACGAAAAGGCCATAAAAAGGTGGCATAGCACCAAAGGCTTGTGCTATACTTCGAGGTGGCATATACAAATTAAGACCTGTAGTAGCATCTGTGTTACCAGTCCAAAGCCACACCAAAGCACCTATCGCCACATTCTCTGAAGTCATTGTTTTCGCTGCATCTGTACCAGTAATACCGTCAGGATATGTTGGGGTACCTGATACTATTTTTATAGGAGCATATGCATATACAACTACTTTTTTAGCTGCTGTCGGGCCTGTCCCTAATTTAACTACCCCACTAACTAGATGATCTAAGTCAAGGTTAGTTGTATTATCGACAGCGGTTGAAGCTCTGCCAGCCCAAGTCGTGGAGGAGGCTAAAGAAGATACATCACACGTTATTGCTACTGTACTAGTAGCTGGATATTTTGATTTTATATCGGCCATGCATTAACTCGCAAAAACGTCTATAGCTGCATTAACAGCAGTTTGAACAGTTGCATCACTTGCCCCTATAATTGCAGCCAAGGTAGCAGATTGATTCTGTGCCAACACAGCCCTTTTCATACGAATAACCTCGATATCTGGATTAGCATAGGCATTTTTAGCCCATACTAAACGATTAGCATGGTTAGTTACTGTATTGCTTTCAGTACGAACCATTTCAGCGGCGATGTAAACAGCCACACGGAGTTTATTATGTAGGATAGGGTCTTGCTCTGCTTGTAACAATTCTGCGTAAGTAGCCATGTTAGTTTGCCGTTATAGTAGGGGCGATCTTTACGTTATCGCCGTTATTTGCTAAGGTAAAAGGAGCCGAGCCATCTCGCTCAGAATAAAGGAGAATCCCAGAAGTAAGCTGTACGACAAAGTAACCATAGATACTGTTACTAGTAGCCCCACCATTATGAGTAAAAGTTTGTTGAGCATAGCTATTAGAGCCGCTAGAGGCGGCTACCCATGAAGACCCTGTTAGAGTAATTGCAGCGTATCCAGAGAAGTCTGCCTCTGTATAAGTAGCAGCAGTATCACTTTCTGCTGGTGTAGTGTTTGATTTAAAGAGTTTGAGAACTAGATTCTGAGCAGCAGTCTTATTAACAATCATATCTAGGACTAAATTCTCTCCTACGTCTGGAAAATTAAGAGCCATTATTTATATCCTAGTTTAGAAGCTTGTTCTTTTGTGAAGTGTCTCCGAGCCTTGGGAATCTCATTAAAAAGGGCTTGACGAAGAGCAAGAATCGGATATAGCTTAGACTGCATGGTATATCCATCTTTATCTACAATATGTACTTCTACATCAGTTCCTAGTTTGAATACGATACCTATACCATCAGGAGTCATAACCCACATGTTATTCCTCCATCCAATATAATCGATTAAATTAGTTGGAACAATCTTATCTTTTTCTTGTACTTCTTTTTTCTTAAACCAACTGAGCATGTTATTTCTCTATGTAAGTGATTGTTATACCCGTAAATACGGCTGCGGATAAGTTAATGTTTAATGCTTCGCCTATATTGGTAGCACACCATCCGTATTGATGGAATGGTAATACAAACCCTCCGTTAGCTCCCACAGGCATCGTGCTTGATATTTGAGAGGCATCACTAAGGAATTTGACGTTATTTGCTAAGGTAGTAACAACAGCAAGTGAAAGAACTACAATTTGTTTTCCTGAAACAGCAGCGACCAGAGCATTGCTACCTAGTGTACTAGTGTCTAGGAAAGCTGTCTTTACTGGTAGATTAGGTATATCATTTACACTACGCACAATTTCATCCCTTTTTAGTTAGTAAGTAAATCATCAGGGATGTAATATCCAACTCGACCATCTGCAAACATACACGCTGATTGAATCTTACCACTTCTCAACAACTCCTTAATTATTTCGCGGTAACTTATAATTAAAGTATCTTTAATACCCATAGTGGGATCATCATATTGAAAGTAAAATGTCCTTGCAATTCCTTTAGCGGCACAGACCATTAGACTGCGGGTTATAAATCGCTGTGCTAGTTCTACTGACATACCACTTACATCTGGGCCAATAGGAGCACTCTCTGTATCCCAAATCTCTTTACCTGAAACACCTGCTGTAACCATAGCTGCTTTTATAGTATCAATAACATCACATAGATCATTAATGTTATTACCACTTACATACAAGTGAGCACCAATAATATCTACCCAATCCTTCATGGTAGTTGATCCATCACCGCTTGCAGCAGCCATCATTCCAGTAAAATATTGTTCTGCTGTCCCTCCTCCTGTTGTGGCCCAAGAGGTTAAAGGAGGACAAACAATCTTAGCAGTTGGGTCTACTGCTTTTATAGCCTGATTTGCTCTCCGTACCATTTCAGAAAGTTTGGCGAATGTTCCAGTAAAGAACCCGGTTGTATCAGTTGGGCCTGTTCCGTCATTCTTATAGTTTGGTTCATTCCAAATTTCATAATACTTAATCTTACCTAAATATCTTGTGGCAATGGTTGTACAAAACCTATCCCATTTGGCCATATCAGCCGGTTCAGCAGCAATCCCACGATTATACTGATCTGGATCACCAACTTGATCCGAATAAGCATTACGTTCAGTAGGCCTTGCCGATGCCCACGTAGGAGTACCAAAGCAGGTAAACAGTAACTCTTTACCCGATCTATAATGAGTGTCTACCCATAAATCGAGGTCAGTAAAATCCCATACATTATCGCTTGTTTCAATGAACTGCCAACGGGATTTACCATTAGCCATATCATGCGAACGGATAGTACCTATTTCTATTTCAGACTGACTATCATTTGCTCGATACTTAATATGACCACCAAAGAATTTCTTACCACATTTTATGATAGAAGTAGTCATCTCTGCTACAGCAAGATCGGGAATTGCTGAAGCATTTGCATCAAAGCTAGTAAAATCTCGTTTTACGAAGAATGTAGCACGAGTTCCCACAAAGTGTCCCCCATAATGACTGGTGGGATATTCAGGGCACCTTCCATTACTCAGTACGAAGTCAGTCATTAAGTGTTACCTGGGTAGTACCAAATAGAATAACCACGTAATATAATCTTCTCAGTTCCTACAGCACCCACAACATTAGAAGTCCAGCTACATTTGAAATCTATTACAACATCTTGAGTGGTATCTACGCTTGTAGTTGTATCTAAATCAGATGTACTATAGCTAGTACCATTAAGCATGATTTGAGACGACAGGCTATTTGCATTCTTGATTGCCAACATGAAAGCTGCATTCACATTAGTACTCATGGTGGGGCCTGTAATCCAATTCCCACCCCAGTCTACTCTTAGGGTTTTAGCATTAGATGAACTCGTACCCTTCCAATCCTGTTCAATGACCAGCTTCCCATTATAGTTCATAGTATTACCGGGAAGGGTAACAGAGTAGAGAGTCTGAAATGCAGTATCTGTTGAGTTATCCGAAGACCTAGTTATAGGTGAATAAGATTGTGAAATAAGAATAGGAACCTTAACTACATTGCCATTAGGAAGAACCAATCCTTCAACTGCACCATTGGTTGATCGCCATACAGCAACTCCATTATAACCACCCTTACCTAATCTATCATTTACATCCATCGTACCCATTCTTATCCGTTATCCTTTTAGTAGGCGTAAACCAATTCGTTCTATATCACTTTCCAATTCCTTCTCTACTCCTGCCTCTATACGCTTGGTTCTCTCCAACTCTTCTTTGGAAGGTCTTCCTCGCTTCGCAGCATATCCTCTCTCAGCAATATAACGGGCGGCAGAAACTCCTGCGGCATCGCCTCTTGACGAGGCTTTAATAACTGACCGGATGGCACTTGCCTTAAGCTTAATGTCAAGTTCCTCTCTCCACTCTGTGAAAATTCCACGAAGCTGAGAATTACAAAGCTTAATCCAATGATCCCATGACTTAAAAGTTTCCTGTGCAAATTCATATTCTAAACCCGGAATGTGATCGTAAGAGAAGTATATCTTCTTCAGAGAAGGATAGGTAACTCCATCTACTTCATAGTCCTCATCCTTTAATGTCCATATAGGTGTGAAAGAGTCTGAACGTTTCTCGTAGAACAAACTCATGGTACGATAACGTCCATCATTATCTTTAAGAGGATTATTTGTAGGATTACTAAAAGCCATTATATTTCCTTCCAGCCATCGGAACCGGGAATATTAAGAAACACTGTGTCGTCCTTAGAAGAAGGTGGGGTGTATTTTGATTTAAGAAGGTATGTGATTCACACATAGTCTTCTACCCGTTAGACCATATTTATGGTATAATTTATAAAGAAGGCTTTGTTGCCTTCTTTGTTTATTTAGATTAGAATGAGATGTTTTATCATCTCAATAAAACAAGTAATATTATACCATATTTTTACTTGTCTTTATAGATTCTGATATTAAATAGATTACATTATGTGAGGTGTCTACCACCGAACAATGCTCATAGTTCCTTTATACTGAATGTCTTATGTCCCATATCCCACATTTCTATTAGATTTTATTTAGTTGTAATGCATTCTAAATCAATACCCCCTATCCCCCATTACCCCATTAGGACATTAGGCTAATAAGAATTATTATTATTAGGACAATAGCCTATTGCCAATGAGAATTATTATTATTTAAGGTGTAATCAATTCTAATTCTCATTCTCACTTACTAATAGCAATGATTATCATTACCAATTAGCCAATAGCCATGCGGTTTTCAATTCAATAGCCCATTGAGTAGTTATCCTGAATGCGAGTGCCAGGTATTACAAGTAATTCTTGTAGCATTCTTGTAACACTTGTAATACGGTATGTGCTATAATGGTATTTGTTTAGTGGTAATGGTTTCCTTGGTTTCAGTCGCTACCTGGCAGCTCAGATTTTTGATGTTAGGGGGTTGACAAGGGTTTTAAACTCTGATTTAATGGCACCATGTTGTTTAGCACTTGGTTTCTGTCACACCGGCCTCACTTAGATGAGGACGTGCAAAAGGACGGTTTCTTAGTGGCTTGGGAAGAGTTCACGGCTCTCTAACTTAACGTGAAACCGCAAATGGATTTATTCCCGTCCTCATGAGGAATATTCTAAGGATTAGCCTAGTAATTGTTTAAATGGATTAGGACTGCCACATCATTTACCCAATTACGATCTGATTAATCTTGAAGTTTGGATATTCAATACTGAATGATGAAACACTCATTCTTTATATTCGCGTAGGGTAATAAATCTTGAATGGGACGTGCGATTAATAATCGCTTAACAACTACCACATATTGCGGATGCTTACAGGGACATGGCAGGCACCATCTTAATTGTGTAAGCATACGATTGAAATCTTCTTAGCCTCCTAATGTTTGAATGGGAATGTATCCCGACTACGGAGATGGCAACTAAGAAGAGAATATAGTTTTAAAGGTATAACAAGGGATTAGTGCTAAAGACCGCACAGCATGGTTCAGGGTTAAGCGCAAGCGATAAGGGCAAACCGAATACGCCGCCTAATGTATAGGTAACACACAAGTTAGGTACTTGGGGCAAGAAACGAAATGCAAGAGTCGGTCAGCATTAACGAATGTATAACCTGTAGGACAGAATAAGCATTAAGGGCATTAGATGCTTAGTGCCCTTATTGGTCAATTCTGACCATAATCTAATGGAGATAATCACCATGGCTACCAAATCAAAAGACAAAACGCAAGCGCAACAGGCAAAAACTTTTGAGGATAAGTCTGTTATTGAAGCTAAACCCGCGACAAGCGCCGCTATTGCTAAGGATACTAAGGCAATTGAGGCAGTCCAAAAAGTTGCCGTGGTCAAGGCAACTAACGATAAAGAGTTCCACGTACTCTGCCAACGTATTAAAGTTAGTGGTGATGTGCTTGCTACCACAATTCACAATGCTGGATTATATGCATTGCAGCAAGTGAATATTCACGGACAGACTCATCATGGTTTGATGCTTATTGAGGCAGTTGGCACTAAGCATGATAAGGTGCGTATTCTCAAGTGGCTAATGTTCTTTGGCAAGTTTGGGTACAAGAATAAACTCTTGATATACAAAAAGCGCAAAGATATTGCGCCGGAAAATGTAGACAATTGGCTGAAACGTGCGGATGAAACCCCATACTGGGACTTAACCCCACAACCTGAAATGGAAGTAACCATTGATTACTTATCAATGCTCAAGTCAATTGTCTCTCGTCATGAAGGCATTCCGAATCTTGAAGAGGCAGGGAAGAAAGTCACGGAAAAGAATGTTGGTGTATTGGCAGAGGTTTCCAAACTGCTAAAGAAATTTGGTGCGGAGGAACCAAAGACTGCTTAAGTAATAAACTGAAAGGCATTAGCAATAATGCCTTTTGGCTTATTAACTTGAAGGAGATACTAAATGAAATACAAGGTTAAGTATAAAGGACATGTTGTTGCCGAATTCCTTTTTAGATTGGATGCAACAGTGTTTATAGAGAAGAAAAAGGAAACAACAATATTTCCTTTTCTCTATACACTACATGATGAGGATGATGTGGTAGTTAATCTCGATCTGGTTTAAATGAGTCGGTCATTTTTTATTCACGTTCACATAATTAAGGAGTAACTATCCAAAAGGCGAGGGCTCTAATGAAAAAATATATTGTTGTTACATGGCAAATGGTTGGACATCTTTATGTCAAGAAATTTGATGAGTCTAAAGAATATGTTTTGTTTTTAGAACTAATCATTTCTCTAACAAAAGGAAATCATGCTTTTACTGTCTCTTATCTATTGGAAGAATCTAAATGAAAATGACATCTCCTATGACAAGGATTGCAAAAACAACTGTAAATAACTCTTTTATCAGTACAGTATATATTGGGTACTTAGACTTATTATTTGAAACAATGGTATTTGGTGGGAAACTGGATGGGGTAATGGATAGATGTGATACGCAGGAAGAGGCATTAAAAATGCATGAGAGAATGGTTGAAAGAGTAAAGAAATCTTACGAAAATAAAGCGTAAGATTAGAATTATCTGCAAAAATATTAGCAATAGTATTTTTGCGGGCTAATTTTGGCCGCACAATATAAAGGAAAATATCATGGCACAAAATGTCCTCGTTCAGCATCGTGTAAAGTTCAATGATAAAGGTGATGCTATTGGGCTGGAGTTCCACAAGGTCGGTCAGCGCGTTATGCCAATCAGCCATTTCTTCAAACATAGAAGTGATAAGGGTAATCGAATGGTTCGTGTGCCTTCGGGTGATACGTGGGCGGTGAGGCCGGTGAACCATGACCACTATCAATTCGTAACCACTCTTTAAAATAGGAGACTAACGGCCAGGTTTTAATAATTGTGTGATGACAATAAACTTTGTACCCACATAACGGGAAAGGAGTTAATCATGTAAGATGTATTCCTAATTAAAGTTAGGAAACTGAAGGGAATTCCAAAAGAATTCCTTTTGGTTTATTAACTCGGTTTTTTAACCATGAAAAGAAGGAGGTATTACGTGTCTGGTAAGTATGAAACACCATTATGGATTGCAACAATTGTCGCAACTGTAGTCGCAGGAGTTCCGATTGTTACGTTCATGTCTTTGTTCATAGTGCCATTATGGATAAATTAATCAAACGTATATGTCATGATGTAAAGACGATTGAAATAGTACTTCGATCTGAATTCATCAAAGACTCAAGAAAAATCAAAAGAATCAATGAGCTTGTAAAAGATTTGAAAAATAATTTGGAATTACTTACACAAGAGGAGAAGTAAATAAATGTTTGTCGCCATGATCTTTCATAAAGATTCGCACAATCCACACCTTTGCTCTGCAAGGGCAGCACGTGTAGCGCCGTTTAAATCGAAGGAAGTTGCAATAAGGGCGATTGAACGGACTGGAAAGGAAGGGTATATCAAGCAACTTGGTATAGGCATTCCAGTCTGGCACAATGTAGGTACATTGTAATAACTTCTGTTATCTTCGATTAAATTCTATTAAAAACGGACAAAAGAATGAAAATATTAAGAGCAGCATTTGGTTTTGTGGATGTGTTTATCGGAGAAGGATGGTCTAATTGGACTAGAGTTCGCAAGATAAAAACTAAGAATGGTTCTCGCGTGGTTTATATAAAGGGGAACAAATTGAATCACCATCAAATGAATACATTGGATAAAAAGATATGAGAATACAATGTAAACCAGTAATAGAAGAGACTAACTCTGCTATTTGTATGGGTCATATTTATCAATCAAAAGCTACTAAAAACTTATTCATTGGAGTAGCTGGATCACGGTTAATTTATCTTGATAGTGGTCATGAAATTCCTATTGATGAGCCTAATAACTATATTGATGTAACTGATCGATTCTCTTTGCAGGAAATTAAGAAATGAAACACAATCCAGGTATTTTTTATGATAGTAGTTGTCAAGATGTAGAGTTTGATGACTATTTGTTGTTAGGTGGTGGTACTGATATCAATCCAATCATGTATGGGCAAAAGAGTTTCGGGTATTGTCAGTCTCCTGATAATAGAAGAGATGCTAGAAACCTTTCCGCTATCAAGAGATACACAATAGAAGGTAAACCTGTAATTGGTATATGCCGTGGTCTACAGATTCTGGATGCTTACAATGGTGGAGAGTTAATCCAGCACTCGGTCGGTCATTCGTCGTTGGTTCCGGTATTCGTGCAAGAAGATGGAAGACTTCCAGATACACTTATTGATAACTGTCGCAGTTGTCATCACCAAGTTGTTGACCATACAAAGACAACAGGAAATATATTGGGGTATTCCAATTATCAATACAGAGCGTTCTTTCCTGATACAACAAAGTGGCTTGGTATGCTCCCTCAGATAGTTTATTGGCCTGATCGTAAACATCTTGGGGTTCAGTTTCATCCTGAATGGCATGGTGAAAATCATTCCATGAATGTCTATCTTCGTTCCCTGATTAAAGAGTTCTTTGATCTGGAAAATGTACTGTAATTAATCAATATTAAATTAAAAGGATTAGGATTTTAACATGGGTAATTTGTTTACAATTGGGACTGATACAGAGTTGTTTGCACACAACAAGAACAACGGACAAATGATTTCTTTGTGTGGAAAAATCGGAGGTAGTAAGGACAAACCACTTCAAATAAAAGAACTTCCTCGTGGTTATTGTGTTCAAGAGGATAATGTTTCTTTGGAATTTAATATTCCTCCTGCCACATCGGAATTTGAATTTACCGAATCTATTGCTGCAATGATGATGAGGGTAGGGCTAATACTCAAAGAAATGGGTCTTTCAGTTTCAGCTATGGCTTCTGCTTCTTTTGCCAAATCTGAATTGACACACCCGAATGCACTTATCTTTGGATGTGAACCAGACTATAGTGCTTGGACTATGAGCGAAAATCCAAAGCCTGCTTGTGATGATCCTACCTTTCGTACAGCAGGTGGACACGTCCATGTAGGAACTGATGCTAATATGATTCAAGCAGTTAAGTGGATGGACTTGTACCTTGGGGTTCCCTCTGTAATTATGGATAAATCCGAAGGAGCAGCAGAGCGTCGTCAACTTTATGGAAAGGCAGGGGCAATGCGTCCTAAGCCTTACGGATTTGAATATCGGGTTCTTAGTAACTTCTGGGTATTCAAACGTGAATTAACAAATTGGGTCTACAACAATACGCTCCATGCTGTTGCACATTCAAAATCAGACATGCCCGAAGAACTTAATGATCGGATCGTCAATTGCATTAATAACTCCGATACTGTTGAAGCTCTTAAAATAGTTTCTAAATATCGTATTCCTCATTTCGTATGAAAGTAATCGAACATTTTAAAACATTATTACAAATCCCTGATGCATCTATAGCTCTTAATGAGGCACGAGCTAAACTCAGGGATACAATAATGCGTATAGATGGACACTTAATGAGTGTAGCAACTATGGATTTTGGTACACTCGTAGTTCATGACAAAGATGGTAATGGATATGATTTAAGTGGGGATGATATTAAGACCCTTGAATTTTTCCTACCAGAATCAGGGGTATATTTTATAAAGGACACACCTATAGCTCTTGTTAAAATTCCAAAGAGACAATGGAAAAAGTCATTTAATTGGAGTTTCTACGAGGCTAGTAAAACTTTCAATATATGTGAGTTGGATGAGTCTAAGTGTCATGAAATCTATTTGCATAAGGGAACAGTGTATTATTTGACAACCCCTATTGGAAAGTATCAAGCTAGGACAGATAAGTTCATATGTCTTAACTCAGTTTTTGAAAATGAATTGAACACCTTTATTAAAAGATTAAAAAAATGAGTGAACCAAAGATAGGGGATATATATGTATATCCCAAACTCAAGGTATATGATGGACTTACGGGTAACTTTCCCATTAGGAACCCTGATTTATATTTTGGGATTGAAGTTGAGGCTGAGATGGTCGGTCACATTTCATGCCATACCATACCTGGATCATGGAAGACAGTGGAAGATGGCTCTCTCAAGATATCTGGTGCAGAGTATGTAACTGTTCCTATCAAGTTTAAGTTTCTAGAAGTAGAATTAAAAAGGCTTTTTGGAGCTATTAAAGAGGCCGAATTCTCTTGCCGCACATCCATTCATGTACATATGAATGCAAGAGATATGACTCCTGAAGAGATTGGAAGATTTCTTGTTATCTATATGATATTTGAGAAAAGCCTCTATCGATTTGCAGGATTTGATCGATGGAAAAATAACTTCTGTGTGCCAATTTACTGTTATGCTAATTATGCAGTAACTATGCTTAGTAGACTTCTTAATGGTGGTGGACTATATGAGTCATGGACAAAGTACCATGGCTTAAACTTAGTACCTCTTTATGGTAAAGAAGATTCTTCGGCTAGAATTGGAACAATTGAATTTCGTCAAATGAGAGGGAATAATGACGTTGAATTTATTCTCAATTGGTGTAATTTAATTTCCAGTATGAAGAATGCGGCAAAGACGATAGAGACTAAACAACTTATAGAGTACATTGAGTTTGGGGCGGTGAAGTCTCTAGCTTCAACAGTGTTTACTAAATGGCTCCATCTATTAGAAACAGATGAGTTTGAAGAAGACACATCTAGATGTCTTACTAAGACTAAATTTGTTCTAAATAAAGTTGGAACACTTAAGAATACTATCGACCAGCCTAAGCCCAGAGCCACAAAGGTAAAGATTCCTTCACCTTCATTACATACTACTATGAGTATTGATGATCTTATGGCAGATGTGCAAGTTGCATCTGTAAATGATCCTGTGCCAAATTCACTTAATAATGCTGCTGCTTCATTTAATAATTGGTTTACTGCACATATACAAGCACAGCAGCAGCCGTCAACGGTATGGACAACAGTAACAGCTAACACTCAAAATAACAATAATACTACGGGAACTCTTTAATTATGTGTGGAATTGTAGGTGTAATGTCAAGATATGCAAATGGACTTTCATTGTCCCAAGTAGATACATTTCAAGAAATGTTATTCGTAGATCAACTACGAGGAAGACATGGAACGGGAATGTTTTGGGATACAAAGAAAAAGAAATCTAATATTATCAAAGGGCCAATTCCCTCTCATGAATTTCTAGCCTGTGATAATGTACAAAAAGCCTTTAAGGAGATTTTCCAAGAAGCAAGTTTTATTGTTGGTCATAATCGTCATGCAACTAGGGGTGCTCATACTTTTGAGAATACACATCCGTTCCGTGAGAATCACATTACATTGATTCATAATGGGACGTTGCATACTCATAAGCACATGAAAGATGTTGAAGTGGATAGTCACGCTATCTGCCATTCTATGGGAGAGATAGGAGAGATACCTACTATTGAAAAGCTAGATGGGGCATTTGCATTAGTATGGTTTAATTCAAAAGATAAGACATTAAACTTCATTCGTAATTCGGAAAGGCCATTGCATCTTATTGAAACTTTAGGTGGGTGGTTCTTTTCGTCAGAGTTGGGATTGGCCGAATGGATTCTTAAGCGGAATAAACTCTCAATTAGTAAATCGGAAATGATTGAGACAGGTTTGCTTTATACCTATTCCGTATATGACCATACGTTAACAACAGCACAGGTGAAGATTAAAGAACCTTATGATTATTACTTTAAGGGTAATAATAAATGGGAAGCAAAGAATCAGGATTACAGCAGGTCTACCATAGACTATACAGCACCATCTGCTGGCCCCTTGGTTGTAGCTCCTGAAATAAAGAAAGGAGAATCGAGTGTAGGAGTGGATTTTAAATTAGGACAGATGGTAACATTTTCTCCTATACAAATACATGTATCGAATACCACTTATTATCTAGAAGGATTGTGTGATACTCCTCTGAATACCCCTGATATCTATGTTAAGGTGTTTAATGGTAATAAGACTTACTTAGAAGGATTGTTGGATCATCCTACTCTGAGGGGCGAGGTTACGCAGATATATAGTGATCCTAAGGATAAGAATATCAGTCTTCGTCTTAAGAATATTACTATGGCTTTATATCCAACTGAGGGAACTGATCTTCCTGATTCTGATCCCTATGTAACAAACATTATGCAGGGAGTTCATTAGTGAATAAGAATTTGGTAATTGTAAGTCCAAGTTGTACGGCTGATTCAGCAGTTCAACTGGCTTCTTTTTTAGAAGTCGGTCATGTTAACATTGCTGATATTCATGATGCATATGAGCCTGACCAAAAGATTATTAATTGGGGATGCTCACGTATTGAAGGCTTCTCAGCAGATAGGATTGTCCTCAATAAGCCGGGGGCAGTTCGACGTAGTTTGAACAAGTTAACGACATTTAAGCTACTTTCGGATAAAGTTCGTATGCCAACTATGACTCTTGATAAAGAAGAGGCAAAGGGTTGGGCAGCACAAGGACGAACTGTTGTATGCCGTAATCGAATCAAGGGATGTAAAGGGCAAGGTATAACTAAGTCCAAGAACCCTAGTGAGATTGAATCTATTGAAGCAAAGTTCTATACTCGTTTCATTGCTAATTGTGACGAGTATCGTATCAATGTATATAAGGGGAGAGTTCTTACAGTATATTATAAGGAACCGGCTGGGAACGATTTCAGATTCAAGATTAAATTGAATGAGGAAGAAGACTTTCAAGAGTGTGTACAAGAAATGATTAATGCTGTTCATGAACATCTTAAACTGGATATGTTTGGTCTGGATGTTCTCCATACTCCAAAGGGAAAGTATTTTCTACTGGAAGTGAATAGTGCTCCTATTCTCTTTCCGATTACAATTAAAAGACTTGCAAAAGAAATTAAAAAGGATTTTGTAAATGGATAAGGTTGCAATTAAGCTGTTCCCCGTTGAGAAGAACGCTATAATTTTCTCTGAGATAGGTCAGTTCATGGATATTAAGTTTGCATATCTTAATAGTGACTATGAACAAGTCCATAAAGAATGCAAGTGTCGTGATTTTCTAGGAGATATTCCTTGGAGTAGAGCAACGGGTAGTCAAGTTCGTATCTATGGTATGAATTATAATTTTGCAGAAAAACCATATGATGTTAATGTTACACGTTTCTCTCTTAAATTTCCTAGACAACAAGCAATGCTCAGCTTCATTGAGCACTTTTCATTCTTGACGGATAAAGAAGAAAAGTATGGAATTCCTATCAGTGTTCTATATGAGACTAATGAACTGAATACATTGGTTATTGAATCTTCACATCACTGGCAGTCTAACAACTGGAAGCTAAGTCTTCTTACATTTTACATTAAGTGTATGGCATATCCAGAACTAGGCAAATATAATGGGCCGGAAGCTAGTTATATTAGTTATCTGAAACCTAAGAGGGAAGAGATTCTTCTTAAAAATATAATGAAACCAATGGAAGACACTATTGATGACTTATCCACTTCACATAATTATTCAGGATTTGTTGCATTATTGAATACTGATAGTTGGACTGGTCATCCTGCTAGAAAATATTTTGTTGGAGAGGACAAACTAGTATAATGAGATGTCTTTCTTGTAATATAATCTTAACTGATTTTGAAGCTACACGGAAATATGAATCGTCAGGTGCGTATATTGATATGTGCTTGAATTGCTTCAGCAAAGCAGATATGGCAGATGTATTAGTAATTGACAGAGCCGATCTTCTTAACGAAGTTAATCAGGTTCCTGACGATGATGCAGAGTTGTTTGAAGAGGACTGTAATGGGATCGACTGTTGCTAAACACTATTTTGAATGTCATGTGATGAATTGGGATTGTTGAATGGTCAAAAGATTTGATGTAGATCATGATAGATATGGAGATTCATTCGGAGAAATAATTGAATCTACTGAGGGAGAGTATGTAAAGTATTCTGATATGCAGACCTATCTTATTTTATTCCGATGTAATCTTGAGATGGCTATTAAGCATGATTGTGCTATAGAAATTGAAGAGATTGAGGCAGAAGTGGAGGGGCTGAGGAAGGATGCGGAGCGGTATCGGTGGATGATGAAAAAACACGACGGCTTTTACAAGTCAGTTGATGCTATGTGGGATAAGTATAAATACAACGACGGGCGCCCATCTAAAGAAGAATTTGACGCCGCCATCGACGCCGCAATGAAGGAGACGAAATGAAAGCCTTGCTAATTATTATCTTTGTTTCAAAACATCTCGCAATGCCGCCGACTATCTCATCGCAATCTTTTGAATCGATGGAGCAGTGTGTGCAGGCCCGACATCAAATTAAACAAATCATCGACAAGGAACACAGCATAGACAGCAGGTTAACCGAAACCATAAGGTGCGTTAAGTTATGAAACTACCAGAAGGATGGCCAACAGAAGAGATGATCCGAGCGGCTTATGATAGTGGCTGCGTAGATTACCTCACAGACAGGAGCAAAGTAATAAAGCTCTTTAATGTGATGCTCTCAGCCGCGCCGACACCACCAGCGCAGCAAAATGATTAATGTCAAATGAATCTTATCTCATTAGTCAAGAACGTTGTCCTTCATGCGCTAGTCTTGGCCGTGATAGCACTGGGGATAACCTTAGCATTTACTCCGATGGTCATTCTTATTGCTATGGTTGTGGATATTATAAGAATGGCTCCGCCCTGCATAGATTTGTAAGTAAAGAAAATTATAGTCAGATGGAAAGACATCATGTATATCTTCCATCTGATTCTAATATTGAATATCCACAAAGAGCCTTAGAATGGATCAACCAATATGAACTTAATCGCAATGATTTATTGGCAAATAATGTGGTATGGTCGGAGAGTAAAGAACGGCTATATTTTCCTGTATATGGTAATGAGGGCTTACTCGCATACCAAGGGAGATACTTCGGTAATAGTAGCACTGACAAGAAATGGTGGGGAAAGGGAGATTTTAAAAATATATTCCCGTTCTATGGGGCTGCGAGTCGGTCACTTGTACTGGTAGAGGATGTAGTCTCAGCAGTAAAACTAAGTAGGGTTACTCAGTCTTTATGGCTCAGTGGTAATCATGTAGGGGCAGACAGATGGAAAAGGCTATTTAAACTGATTCCTAAGGGGCTACAGTGCATTATTTGGCTAGACCCTGACATGTACACCAAGTCAATTAAAGAAGGTCGTCTAGGGGCTTCATATGGATTGAATACCAAAAGTATTCTTTCTGATAAAGACCCAAAGGAACACAGCTTTGAAGAAATAAAAAGGATACTGAATGCCGATTGACATGATTTATAAGGATGAGTTGATTAAAGAAATACTGGACACCTTAGATGATTATCTGACAGCCCAGATATGTGGATCAGAGGATGCATGGTTATATATGGAATCACTTCATGTGCATATGAAAAAGTATAAGGAGCTTACCAGATATGAAAGACCTCATTAGAAAACATAAAACTCTAACCGCAATACTTTTAACTTTGACTATGCCTATCTGGATAATTCCGGCAGGTATAGCTGTGGTAGCCATAATTTTCTATGCAGCGATACGAGGTTTGTTAGACGATATTATAGAAAGTGATTGACAAACACTAAAAAATAGTGTAGAATAAGATTATAATATATTATATATAATATATAAAGAATAATACTAACAGTATTATTCTAATAATATATAATAATAAGGAATAAATATTGATTGAATTAATTCTAATAAAACACTTATTGGCGATAAACAACTACAACAAATATCGCCATTTTATTCGTATAAAAGAAAAGAAAGAACTTGAAGAACTCTACAAGATACTAGACTCTATGATGGGTTCGTATGGTAGAGACTTAACGTTCTCAGAGTTTAAAGCTACTGCTCTCCATACTAACAAGGAACTTGAGTTCCTTCTTGATAGAATAGAAGAACAAGACATAGGAGAGGATGTCCTTGAAGAATTGGTTAGAAGCCTTGTAGAGCGTAATTGGGCTCATGACCATGCCATCCTATCAATTGAAGTTTCTGAAGGCAAGAAGCCCCTTCAAAATCTCTTAGATCACTATTCTCAAGTAGAGGATAAAGTTAAAGTTGAAGAGGTTTCATTTGTAACACAAGATTTAGAGGAGTTATACCATGAAACAGTTTCAACTCCAGGTCTCAGATGGAGACTTAATTCGCTTAATAGAAGCCTTGGATCATTACGTAAGGGGGATTTCGGTTTCCTATTTGCCCGCCCCGAAACAGGAAAAACTACTTTCCTTGCGTCTGAGATTACGCACTTTGCGGGACAAATCCCAGAAGGAGGAGGGCCAATCCTGTGGTTCAATAATGAAGAACAAGGAAACAAAGTCCAAATCAGAATATACCAAGCAGCCCTTGGATGTGACCTTGCCAAACTTTATGCGGATCGCCAAAGAAGTCAAGCGTATTTCCAACGCGCTACCAGAGGGAACATTAGAATATTCGATTCGTCTGCGATCCATCGCAAACAAGTTGAGCGCCTATGCAAAGAGTTACAACCGTCACTTGTCCTCTTCGATCAAATTGACAAAATCAAAGGATTCGATAACGATAGAGAAGACTTGAGACTTGGCTCAATCTACATCTGGGCTAGGGAGTTAGCAAAAAGCTATTGCCCTGTTATTGGAGTTTGCCAAGCGGATGTTAGTGGAGAAGGAAAGAAGTGGCTCACAATGGATAATGTAGCCAATGCTAAAACTTCTAAACAAGCTGAAGCTGATTGGATATTAGGGATTGGAACAGTACATGAATTGGGTTTGGAACACGTTCGTTATCTTCATATTTCAAAGAATAAGTTGGCGGGGGATGAGGATAGTGATCCCTCTATGAGACATGGGAAGATTGAAGTTATAATTGATCCAACCATTGCCCGATATAAGGAGTATACATGAAATATAATTACTATTGTGCCAGATGTCATGTTTGGCATACTACTAAAGCATCATGGAAAAAGTGTCTAACTTCGTCCAACGGGAAAAGTCAATGACATATAAGGTTGTTAAGCAGAAATGGTCTACGGATAAAAAAGATACTGGTTACGAGCAGGGATGGGTATGTGAACATTGTGGAGCTTCAACTACCACGGTATATATCCCCACCAGTCATGACCATACGGATGAGTCAGTAAATATGTGTACTTGTGGACAAGGACAAAGATTTCAAGATGTTTGGCCTACTCTAACAAAGAACATATATCCAAATCATCCAATGGAATGGTATAGGAGGTATTTCTCATGATATTTGTATTTGGTAGTAATCGGATGGGAGTGCATGGAGCAGGGGCTGCAAAACATGCTAAGGAGTATTATGGGGCAATCATGGGAAAGCCTGAAGGTCTACAAGGACAGTCTTATGCTATCCCCACTAAATATACTGCCAAGGGAACTGCGATGTCCCTCGAAGAAATAAAAGAAGGTGTAATTCGTTTTCTAGAATACGCTAAAAATAATCCAGATACTAGATTCTATCTTACTCCTATAGGTACAGGTCTAGCAGGATATAAACATTCAGATATTGCTCCTATGTTTAAGGGGGTAAGTTCTAATGTACAAATCCCTACTGTATGGATTGATTACTTAATTGAGAGGACATAATGGTATTACGATGGAATCTAACTGAGAAGGGGATTGAGCAAAGTCCTGATGGAAACTTAGTCCGTTACGGTGCTTATCTAGAAAGAGATAGATGTGTGAAGTATGTCGCTGAGAAACTAAAAGAAACATTAAGACGAGAGAGACATCACCGAGCATACATCAAAGAGCTAGAAGAACGAATAGAAACACTTAATAAAGACTGAGGGACTAATGATTAAAGAATTTGTTTTAACAATATTAGGCACCATGTTATTCTTTTTAACTTTTGTATTAATTGTTCCGTGGCTAATAGGTTTTACTGGACAATACGTTGATTTTGTGCAGGCATATTTTAAAGGAACACCATGAAACTAAATCGTTTTAATATTGAAGCAACAATGTGGGAGGATGAAGATGATGATGATTATGATGATCCAAAAACAGTATTAACTGAGGTAGCAGATAGCAAAGGTATTTATTGTTTCTTCTCTGAAGCTGATCGTATCATCAAGGAGTTGGAAAAGCGGGTTGAATTTCTGGAATTTAAACTTAATCACAAAGGACTAATATGAAAACGCTAATTATGTTTTGTATTATTATCTGTGCTTGTGGACTTGAGATTGAAGAAGGAATAGCCCAACAACAACCACGGTGCTATTCTAATCCATATGATCGGCATGTAATATGTGAGGATCGAGGGCACATTCAACCATGGATTGATAATCGGAATAGCTATGATACTCCTTATACTCGGAAGTATCCTCCTTACCAACCGCAAGATAATAAGTCAATAGAAATTCATAATAATAATGAATGTCATTTGGCTATTGGTTGTATCAAGAAATGATGAAGTATGTTACGTTCGATGTTGAAACAACTACCTCAAATAAGGGAAACCCTTTTGATAAATCTAACCGCCTTGTCTGCTATGGTCTGCGTTATGGTGGCGATTCCGATAATATTATTAGTTTCTCTCATGAGCCTGAAGACCGCGAAAGAGTGGACAGAATATTTAGATCAGAAACTTATATGGTTGTTGGCTTCAATCTCAAATTTGACCTCAACTGGTGGAGAAGAATAGGAGGAGTTTATCCCAAGCGTGTTTGGGATTGTCAAATAGCTGAGTTTCTTCTTTCAAATCAAGAAGCGAAATACCCTAGTCTCGATGATGCTCTTCTTAAGTATGGGTTCCCTCCTAAGCTGGACGTAGTTAAGACAGAGTATTGGGATAAGGGGATTAATACAGATCAGGTTCCTAGAGAAATACTATCTAAGTATCTCGCAGGAGACTTAGAGAAGACTGAACAGGTCTTTAAGCAACAATATCATATGTTCCATTCTGCTCAATACAAGCATCTCTACCCTTTATTCAAACTACAATGCATGGATTTACTTGTATTAGCAGATATGGAATGGAATGGTGTACTATTTAATGTGGAGAAAGCATTAGCACATGCCAACAAGGTTCAGAAGAGACAAGATGAAATCCAAAGGGCGATTAGTGAGTACGTTGGAAACGTACCTTTTGTCCTTACTAGCGACGCCCACCTTTCTGCTATTCTTTATGGTGGGATCATTCTGGAAGAGTTTAGAATCCCTATTGGAGTTTATAAATCCGGGGCGAAAGCAGGGCAACCAAGATACAAAATAGCTCATAAAACATATGAGTTTCCTCAGTTAATTGCTCCATTAAAAGGGAGTCAAGTTAAAGAGAAAGTATCCCAAAAAGAATTAGAGTTCATTCAGAAAGGAATTCTGACAGAGCCAAGGAAACAATATGCGGTAAATGAGGACACACTAAAACAACTAAAGCCAAGTAAACAAGGACGTATTATACTAGACTTGATTATGGAGAATAACAAGTTAGATAAGTTACGTTCTACTTACTTGGAAGGATGGCCCAAGTTAATTGAGAAGATGAACTGGGAGCCGGGTATGTTACATAGTCAACTGAATCAGGTATTAGCTATTACAGGAAGACTGAGTAGTAGTAATCCTAATGGACAGAATGCTGATAAGATGACTAAACTTTTTTGTGAGAGTAGATATGATTAAATATAGAATTAGGCAAGATACATGGGGAGATCATATAGTGGAAAAGAAGTACTTACTCTTCCCCTTTATTTGGTGGCAGGTTCGAGAGGTAGGTTCAGAGAAACAAGCGAGGGAAATAGTAGACCTCTTAAAGAAGAAACCAATTTATCTATGAGGATATACATGAGTGCCACTAATCCAATGTGATGCTAAGGGTCTTGAGATATACTGTGGAGCCTATCTAAGCCAAGACAAGGTTCTAATGGAAGAACTTGTCCAAGGTTTGGATATTCACAGATTAAATCAAGAAGCCCTTGGATTACCTCCCGGAGATATTGGTAGACTTATTGCCAAAATCTTCATCTTTCGCTTAATGTACGGAGGGAGTGCTTACTCTTATGCCCATGATTCAGACTTCATGGGTGTAAGTACATCAGAGAAATTCTGGCAAGCAAAGATTGATGCCTTCTATAATAAGTATAAAGGTTTTAGGGATTGGCACATTAAGATTGTCAGAGATGCAACTAGAAATGGATACTTACTAATGCCTACTGGTCGTAGGTATGATTTTGAATTGGTTCGTAACTTTAGAGGGGAATTAGAACCCCCACAAACAACAATTAAGAATTATCCAGTTCAGGGTTTAGGTGCTGATGTAATGGCAATTGCAAGAGTCTCATTTAAAAGAAGATGGAATAATGAAAATGTTAATGGCGTTCTTATCAATACAGTCCACGATTCTATTGTTTGTGACATTGCAGGATGTGAAGCTGGAAAAGTGGCAAATCTTTTCCATAGTGTATTTATGGATTTGCCTGCTAATTTCAAGCGTGTATTCGGTGTCGAATTTAATCTTCCTTTAAGATGTGAGGTAAAATATGGAAAAAACATGTTAGAGATGGAAGAATACAAATTAGCTGCATAGGAGTAATTAGTGTCGAAGCTAACTAAAGAGAATAAAGAAGATATATTAGCTAGGCTAGCAGAAGGGGAAGTGTACCAATCTATAGCTAATACCTATAATGTAACACGTGAATGTATAAGGCAACTAGCCTCTAAAAATAAATTAGATGGAGTTGGACTTGTTAAACGTCGAGAGGAACGATACCAAGAATGGCTTTCCAAAATGGAGAAAACATATGGAGAATTCTTTGACGGTTCTAAAGTTAATAAGAGTGATTTATTAACAATATGTAAAGAGAAATTTAGAATTAAAAAGTATCTTGCTAAACGAAAAGGAGTAGAGTTTTCTGTAGAATTTAAAGATATAAAATGGAATGAGAAGTGCCCAGTATTAGGCATTGAGATAGATTATTTTCTAGAAAAACATGGAGATAATAGTCCTTCAATTTCTAAGATTGATCCCGCAAAGGGATTTGTAGCTGGAAACACAGTGGTGATATCTGATAAAGCTGTAAGACTTATAAGAGGGCTAAGAACTAGGCATAAAGATGATAGGAAATTAAATGATATAACATCTTATTTGATGCGTATGGTATGTCAAGTAAATTAATGTTATAATATATGTATATTAAAATTTAATAAGGAGAAAGTCATGCAAGTCTCAGTCCAAGCAAAATTGATGGAAGTTGAAATGGATGTAAACATCGCCAAGAATGGCGGGGGTTCTTATAGGGGAACTCGAATTGTTTACCGTGATGCCGAAGGATCGTTGAAAGAGCAGAACATTCATAGTAATGCTCTTAGGTTTAATCCCGGTCTTAAGCAATCAATTATAGGATTGTCTCCAGGTGATGCATTCACCATGCTGAAGGAAAAGGAAGGGGAATTTTGGAATGTCAAATCCATCTCTAAGGGAGTGGTACAAGAAGCTGTTTCAACAAAGGCCGGAGCTACATCAGAGGGAAAAGCAAGTACTTCCCCAAGAAGTACATACGAAACTCCAGAAGAACGAGCAAGGAGGCAAGTCTTAATTGTACGTCAATCCTCTGTTTCTAGTGCCATTGCTTATGCAGCAACTCAAAAATCCCCAATGAAGATTGAGGAGATTCTAAAGATTGCCGCACAGATTAATGATTTTGTATTTGATAATGAGTCCGGTGATGGTTCGATTGATGACATAGAAAGCGACGTACTTTAATCATGACTACCGCCTTAATTGATGGTGACATAATTGCTTATGTCAACGCGGCCAGCGCCGAACAGGAAGATGTAAAATATGCACTCCTTCGCGCTGATAATCAAATAAGGATGATACTCGATTATTTAAAAGCAGAGAAGTATAGAGTTTTCTTATCAGGAGGGTCTAACTTCAGATATGAAGTAAACCCTTCCTACAAGGCCAATAGGACAGCACCAGACCCAATTCATAGACAAGCAGTTCATAGATTCTTAATTGATGAATGGAATGCCGAAGAAACAGAAGGCTATGAAGCGGATGATGCTCTAGGATGTAATCAAACGGATGATACAATTATTTGTTCCTTAGACAAAGATTTGTTGATGATTCCGGGAAAACATTATAGTTGGCCTATGATGAGAAAAGGAGTGGTAATACGGGATCATAGAATCTTAGATGTTACATATGAACAGGGCATTAAGACGTTCTATAAGCAAATGCTTATTGGAGACACGTCAGATAACATCAACGGGGTAACTGGTCTTGGGCCAGCCAAGTCATCTAAGATAATTGATCCTATCGAAACAGAGAAGGAAATGTATGCCAAGGTTCGAGAGCTATATAATGATGATGATAGGTTTGCCTGTAATCTTGATTGTTTATGGATTTGGCGTCAGCTAGGAATTACATTCTCACTAAGAGGGGAACACCTCGTTGGAAGTACCACATAATTTAAAGACCGCAACTGAATTTGAATATTTAGAATGGTTTTACCATACAATGCGGCAAGGTAAGAATGAATGGTTCGCCCGTACAATGGCAGAAAGATTCACAAGAGAACGGGGTAAAAAATGTCCTTTTATATTTATAACCCATAATGGGGATAAGTTGGACTGAAGGAAGACTGAAGGGATTTATTACTACGGCACTACGATCTGCGATGAGGCGTTATCCTCCTAAATATGAATGCATAAATGCAGCATATGTTGGGAAGAAGATAAACAAGAAATCGGGACGTAGTGCCAAGCATTATAAATGTAATAAGTGTAAAGGAGATTTTCCTTCCACAGATATTAATGTAGATCATATTGATCCAGTAGTATCGAATGAAGGGTTTGTGGATTGGAATACATTCATTGAACGATTATTCTGCAAAGTAGAGAATCTTCAAGTTCTATGTATTGAATGCCATAAGCAGAAATCTAAAGAAGAACGAAATAAACGTTAAAAAAAAAGAGACAAATATTTAATGAAAATATTGTTGCTCGATATAGAAACGGCTCCAAATCTAGCATACGTGTGGGGATTATATAAAGAAAACATACCAATTGCTAGACTTGTTGAGAGTGGATATGTTCTTTGTTTTGCTGCTAAGTGGGTAGGAGAAGAACGGATTCGATTTAACTCTATCAGAGATGATACTCATCCTGAAATAATGTTAGATGAAATCCATAGTCTTCTAGATGAGGCAGATGTAGTAGTCCATTATAATGGAACCCATTTCGATATTCCAACTTTGAATAGAGAATTTCTGTTATATGGATTTACTCCTCCCTCTCCATACTATCAAGTGGATTTGCTTAAGGTAGCTAGGGAAAGATTTAAATTCTCAAGTAATAAACTAGAATTTATTGCCAAAGAATTACAGATCACAAACAAGGTAAAACACGCAGGTTATAGTTTGTGGACTGGATGCATGAATAATGATCCAGCTTCATGGGAACAAATGGAAGAGTATAATAAAGGGGATGTAGTTACCCTTGAAGACCTCTACAAAGTGTTTCTACCTTGGATTAAAAACCATCCCAACCATGGATTGTATAGTGATAACAAGAATATTTGTCCTTCCTGTGGAAGTACACACTATCATAAACGTGGGAAATTAACAACAAGGGCAGGTATCTATGAGCGATATCATTGTCAGGGTTGTGGAGCTTGGTTCAGAGGAAATGTCAATCAGATCAGCCCTGCCAAGAAACACATGCTCGTGGCCCACTGTTAATTTTGGCCCTATAAATCTTTGGAACTTACCTAAAATGCTTACAAGCAAAGATGTTAGAGAACGACTAAAAACTCTTCCTGAGATTGATCTTCTCGAAATCCTTGACATTTCATCCGAAGAAATTGTAGATAGATTCGATGATAAGATTGAAGATAAAGAAGAATATTTTATTTCAGATTTAGATGAAGAGGAATGGGAAGATGGATAAACGATTACCATCAGTTTATCAAGATATAATTCATAAAACAAAGTATGCACGATTCTTGGATAGTGAAGGCCGACGAGAGGAGTGGGATGAGACAGTAGGACGTTTGATCGAGTATCTGGCATATAGATTAGATAATATAACTACAATTAATGATTATAGTTTTCTTAGTGAACTTCAAGAGGCTATTCTAAACCTTGAGGTAATGCCCTCCATGCGTCTGTTAATGACAGCAGGAGAGGCTTGCGAGAAGGATAATATAGCAGCCTATAATTGTGCTTATGTAGCTATCAATAACAAAAGAGCCTTGTCGGAGGCTCTTTATATTCTAATGAATGGAACAGGAGTGGGATTTAGTTGTGAGCGACAAGAGGTTGCTCAACTTCCTCCCGTTCCCAGTGAACTAGTAGTTAGTGGAGATACTATTGTTGTTGCCGATAGCAAAATTGGATGGGCTAAGGCTTATAAGAAACTCCTGTCTAGCTTGTGGGAGGGGGACTTACCTCAGTTCGACTTCAGTAGGGTACGTCCGGCAGGTGCGAGGCTTAGAACCTTTGGGGGTCGAGCTAGTGGGCCACAACCTCTGCTCAACCTGTTCCTGTTTACCATCGAAGTATTTAAGAAAGCTGCTGGAAGAAAGTTAACCAGTATTGAAGTACACGATATTATGTGTATGATTGCTGAGATTGTGGTGGTGGGAGGAGTTCGTCGTAGTGCTTTAATCAGTCTTAGCAATCTGACCGACCGCCGCATGAGAGAGGCCAAAATGGGCGAATGGTGGCGAGATAATAAGCAACGAGCCCTCTCCAATAATAGTGTATGTTATACTGAGAAACCAGATGCTGAAACTTTCATGGAAGAGTGGGTGTCTCTCGTTAAGTCCAAGTCAGGCGAAAGGGGCATCTTTAACCGGGTTGCTGCACAAAATCAAGCCGCTAAGTGGGAAAGACGAGATCGTAATAGAACTTACGGATGCAATCCTTGCTCAGAGATTATTCTTAGAGATAAAGAATTCTGCAACCTTACAGAAGTTGTGGTTCGAGAGCAAGATACTTATGAAAGCCTCAAACACAAAGTTAGACTTGCAACCATACTTGGAACAATACAATCTACTCTAACTGATTTTAATTTCCTAAGTGAAGAATGGAAACGGAATACTGAGGAAGAGCGATTGTTAGGTGTAAGTCTCACAGGTATTATGGACAACCTTGTTCTTAATGGTACGTTCTTTAATGGGAATGAGCCTGTTGGTTTTGATGAGGTTGGAGGGGAGACATTAGCTTATACTTTAGAAAGTCTTAGAGACTATGCAAGGGAAGTAAATGAGGGATTTGCTAAGCAACTTGGGATACCTCCTTCTGTGGCTATTACTTGCGTTAAACCAAGTGGTACTGTCTCTCAGTTGGTGGATAGTGCTAGCGGGATTCACGCTAGGCATAATCAGTACTACATTAGGCGTATTAGAATGGATAAGAAAGACCCGATCTATAGATTCTTAAAGGAAAAAGGAATTCCTATTGAGGATGATATTCGGGTTCCAGATAGTACAGCAGTTGCTAGTTTTCCAATGAAGGCACCTGAGGGTGCTGTCTGTAGAATGGATAGAACTGCAATTGAACAATTGGACTTATGGCTTATCTATCAACGTCATTGGTGTGAGCATAAACCTTCTGTTACAATTTCAGTTAAGGATCATGAATGGCCCGAAGTAGGGGCATGGGTTTGGAAACACTTTGATGAGGTTTCTGGAATTAGTTTCCTTCCATTTTCAGATCATACTTATCAACAAGCTCCTTACGAGGATATAAGTAAGGAGAAGTATGAGGAAATGATTGGATCAATCCCTACTAATATTGATTGGAAAGAATTAGATGAGTCAACCGATAATACTGAAGGAAGTCAAACACTCGCCTGTGTTGGGCCAGATGGATGTGAAATCTTCTAAATGTATAGGTCAATGTAGACTAGATTCTACCAAGGAATATTGTGCTGGATGTGGAAGAACGATGAAGGAAATCAAGGAGAATTATGCAAGGAAACGAGCTAACAGAAATACTTAGTGGTATTATTGCAAACCTCGAAAGTGAGGGAATTAATCTACAAGAAACACCCGCATTGTTTAAGTGGCGGCATCCACAACACAATGAGTATGAGTTTCACCTATTGATTAAAATAGTAGATGCAAATGATGTTGAGGAACAGAAGTATGTCCACTAATGCACTGAATACCCAAGTTGGTGGGAATCATTATAAAGAGTATGCTATTCAGCCTATCCAGTATGCACATGCTAACAAACTAGGGCCATGTGAATTTAGTGTAGTTAAGTATGTAACACGATGGCAATCTAAGGGCGGTATTCAGGATTTGCAGAAAGCAAAGCACGTAATTGATTTGCTAATTGAAATGGAATCGAGCAACAATGCAAGTTCTGGATAAAGGATATATAGAACTGAGGGATCGTATGGGAGGTGATCTTTCAGTAGTGAGGGCAGCAAGGATTAGTTATGATGCAGAATGGAGAACAGGTGAAGATGAAGGAAAGGATGAAAAGCTAATTAGCTATCTCCTTAAGAATAATCACACTTCTCCCTTTGAGCATGTTTTCTTTACATTTGAAATTAAATGTCCAATGTTTATTGGGGAGCAATGGCTCCGACATCGAACATGGAAATTTAATAAAATCAGTGGAAGATATACTGAGTTACCCAAGGAATTCTATCTACCTGATCGAGATCAAATAACTACTCAGTCAACTCATAATAAACAAATGAGGACAGATGAGGTTAATGAGAATTCAGAATACATCCGAAGAATTATAAATGATGAGAATGAAGAATCATTTCACACCTACAAATCTTTGTTGAAGTTAGGATGCCCAAGGGAATTAGCAAGAGGTGTACTTACTGCTAATATTTATACTAGGATGGTGGCTTCAGTAGACTTACATAACCTCTTACATTTCTTACGATTGAGGCTACACGAACATGCCCAATATGAGATAAGAGTTTATGCTGAAGCAATTATGAAATTAATTGAACCTATTGTACCAATAACATTAAAAGCATTTAAAACAACATTGTAAGTTTTAGGGGGAACTCGGATAGCTGTGGCGTCTATCTGGGCTCCCCCTTTTTTATGTTTATTTCTTATCCCTCAGATAATCATCAATCTTGTTAATCTTTTCGTACAGGGTTGTATGACTATCCCGAAGACTATCTTTAAATTCTGCTATTGCTTCTTTAAAGTCGTCTTTCCTAGTGTAGTTTGATGCAACGTCAAGTCGTAGATTTTCCAATTGCTCTCGTGTCTCCTTTTGTCCGTTCCACAGAAGTTTAATGAACCATGCGGCCACCCCCGTAACAACATATATGGCGTATTCCAAAACATTCATTTTATTTCATTCCAAGTGCAGCCATTATCTGGCTTGGTCTAATTGGCCTCCCTTCTGCAATTGACATTGCATGGAGAAGATCAGCTTTCACTGAAGGGTTATTTAAATCTAAAGGAGTATTAGGATCAAACCCAGTATGCTTCACTAGAGTCTTCACATAATTAGCTTTAGATGTACTACCTTTTTCATTCTCGTTATTCCAAAGACCACCAATCTGATCTAAAGTTTTTAAAGGCTTACCAGTTGTTTGTCCATTAAAATAACGATCTAGTTGATTACTTGCAGCACGTATCCCATCTTCAGTATTATTGAATTGTTGGAATACACCTTGTTTACCGGGCACCGTTAAATTTAGAGGGTTAGACGAGTTAGGTTTACCCCCTTCTTGCTTTCCTTCTTGTTGAGGAATCAATCCCTTCAGAGCATCATACTGTGGGTACAATAACTCAGAAGCCTTCTTAGTATCAGAGCCAATAAGGTTACTAAAAGCACGTAACCCATTATTAATTCTAATACCATATTTCTGTAAAAGAAAATCAGTGTCAGCCTGATTACTTGTTTGAATATTTAAGCGTCCATCAGGCAGCGTACCTATTCTGACTTCGGTTCCTTTGTTACTAACCGATGCCACGTCTGACTTAAAATCCTTAAGAGTGAGGTTGAGATACTCTTCAAGATTTTCAGAGGCCTTACCGCTCGCAACTTCACCCAAAGACTTAAAACTATCACGATTACTGTTATTACCCAAGACTTTAATGTAGTCATCATAGAATTTATATTTCTCCGCTGTGGTTGCAAATTTACCATTTTTACTATCTGCATGAACTGTGGAAATAATATTTTCCAGTCCAGATATACTTGCAGTGTCTCCTTTCTTTATTGATCCGGCTAATACATCTACAGCATTAGCTACAGCATTTTTACCAGAAGGGTCTTTTACAGTATAGTCTGTATTCAGTCCATTCTGTACCCCAGAGAGAACATTACCAAGAGTCTTAGTAATCTTACCCATTACTACTCGTCCTTCTTCAGTAGCCAACAGTCTAGGAGCATTAGCTGTACTTAGAATTTGAGTAAGCATATTCATAGCTTGGGGACTTACTAATTTAGCTGTGTCAAGGTAGTCCTGATCCCGTACTAAGCTTGCTTGGTTCTTTAGGTAGTTTACTCGATCTTCTTTATTAGTAAACTTCTCCAGCATAGCTAAGTTAGAATCTGCTTGTTTATTAGCATAGTCCACTACTTCCTTAACACCCGGACGATGCATAACCGGATTTGCTCTTTCCGCAACTCCTTGCTTAAGTTGTTGATAGGCTTGACGAGCAATGTCAAGGCCATGGGAACCACTAGCATCACTATTAAGAATACTAATTAATTGGTCATGGGTTTGATTGAGAAGACCATTGACTCCATGAATGCCAAATTTATTTACGAAGTCCCCTGCTTGAGCTACCTCATTAGCATCTCTTAAAGCCCCTTGGCGACTGATAACGTCAGCAGCAAATTTCTCTTTCTGTACAATAGAATTCTGATCTTCAGCATATTGAAGATCAAAGTTACCATACCTATCATAACGAAGAGGAATGTTATTCTCTTTTGAGATTTGCATTGCATAGTCAACTCGTTTCTGAAGTTGCTTCTCAGCACTGTCTTGACCAGCTTGCTCTGCCTTCATCAGAGATTCAACACCTGATAGATTTAATACCTTTTTAGTATGATTAATAATATCATCATACAAAGCAGGATTACGATTAATGGCTTGTCTAGTAATGGCTAATGAACGTTGAGCAAACTCATCAGGGCTCATTACCCCCTGATTCATTGCCTTTTTCATTGTACTAAGTTTATCTTGGAAATGTTTATCTACATTATCAATGTCTTCAATAGAAGCTCCTTCTCCTAGTTTATTCCAGAGAGAGTTGGAGACACCGTCCAAGGTGGCTGCATCTATAGCGGCTTCTTGTGCAATCTGAGGGTTCTTTTTGCTATTAATATAATCATTAATATTCTCCTCATGCTGTCTCTCAAGATCAGCTAATTGCATTCCTTCGTTGAACTCTTGCCCATACTTGATTCCAGCCACTGCAATGTTTCCAACATTTTCAGCTAGATTAGCAAGACCTTGGAACTTGATAGCAGGAGCACGATTTACAACTCCTTGGGTACTAAAGCTACTAGCTTCAATACTGGGAGCGGAAAGTCCAGTTGCATCAACTCCAAATTGAGTAGGGGTTCTTTGTTGTCTTATACGTTCAACAGCCATTATAGTTTGCCTTCATCCAAAAGTTTAACAAAGTTTTGTGTATCTGCGTTCTTTGATCTTCTCAAGATATCCATAACTCTAGTCATTGCTGCGTTATTCTCATTGGAATGATGCTTCCAAACATCAGCAAATATAGATTGCTTGAGAGTTGTATAACTGTTCCGATCTAACTTAACAATTTCATCCATCAATTCCAGTTTGTCTTGTTCCGTAAATTGCTTTTCAGGGAGCAGTGAAATGAAACTGTTGAGTCTATTAGCATACTGTTCAAAGTCATCCTCACCTATTTTATTACGGATGTTCATCATAGATTGATGAATGTCTTTGGCCATTTGTTTCTTCTCGGCTCTATGTTCTCCTAAGATATTTAATGAGTCGTAGGCATCTATTTCTTTCTGAGACTGAGCACCTAAAAACATCTTGCCATAGGCTTCTGCCAGTGAGTATTGATCTCCGACAGTATTGCCATTAGCAGTTACCTTATCCCGCATTCCAAGAAGTAATAATCCTTGGGAGTAGTTATTAAAGCCAGAGGCTAGTTCAGCAGCTTCGAGTGCGGCCTGTTTAAAGCCTTGCCCATTAATCTCTCTAGTGGTAAACCATCCCTGCATTTGACCGACCGCCTTGCCGAAGCTACTTGCAATACTAAAGGATGGGTACCGAGGGCCAGCAGGTTTATTATCAAAGAGTTTCCATGACTCATGAAGTACATCTAAGTAAGGCAAGAAGCCTTCGGAGTATGGAGTTAGACTCTTCGAGATTGCCAAATCAGAAGGCGTATCAGGATCAATCTGAGAAGCAATCAACCTATTAGCAGCATAGTCTACAAGACCTCTTTTAACTACTTCGGCATTAGCTTTAAGATCAGGATCATCTGACCTTTCGATAAAGTAATAAGCAGCGGCTCCAGCAGGAAGGCCATACTTGGCTCCATAGAGAGATAAGCGTACGGCAGCCAACCTAGCTCTTTGAGCAGGAGACATTATAGTTGCATTGTCTTGAATCAGATTCATCAAGAGTTTCTGGCTAATAGCTGCGAACTGAAATAGAACAGACAAGGCACCTTCCTGATAGGGAAGATTACCTGCCTTATTCATTGTTCCAGATAGACGCATACCTTCAGCAGCAATAGCTTCTTTGGCTTCTTTAGTTCTCCAATCCTTACCCGGATTTTGTTGATGCCATAATGCCTTAGCTTGTAAGTACATCCCAACTCTGTTGGTCAATTCAGCAGCATCAAATCCTACAGTACGAGTAGCTCTAGGTAGAGCTTTAATTGTATTCTGTAAATCCTTAAGAGCCTTCTCAGGAATATTCTCTACAAGGTTTCTATCTACCTCTTTGAATATCCCATGTACTAGAACATTCATATCAATAGATTGAAGCATCCCTGACTTCTCAATTGCTTCCACAACTTCATGGAATTCTTCAGGGGGCATACTAGACATACGGCTAGTATAACCTTTCATGATCTTTGCAAAGGGTTTCAATAAGGTTGCATTACTAGAGAGTGCCATCCTAACTGCCATCATATCCTTAAAGGAATTAGCGGCTGTATGAGGATTGATAGCATACATTTCCATTAGCTGTGCTGGCTGAATAAGCCATTGTCTAATGGGGCTCATATGAATATATGCAACACTAGAAATCATCTTAGGGTACTTAACAGCAAGATTCCCTTGACTTCCTAAGTCTCTTAATAATCCCGCTGGTATCTTCCACTTCTCAAGGATATCAGCAATATTATGAAGACTCTTTTTCCACAGATGATCTCCAAGAGTTTCATAGGTTTTCATCTTGCTATAGAATTCAAACATTCTATGAGCAGTGTCGAACTCTTGTTTCTCAGCACGTCCCATATTCTCAAGAGGTTTAATATCTGTCTTGAATTGTGGGAACTCTCCTTGTGAAAGGAACTTACCAAATCCTTTAGTGAAGGCGTCTCTAAAACTATTCTCCCATGCGCTAAAGGCTTCTATCCTAGAGAGACTTTGTGCTGTCTTAACTAAAGATGCAAGCCTATCTTCAATGCGAGCAGGGCCATGAAGAGAAGGCAAACGTTCCCCTCTCTTCTGTGATTGCTTAAACATTTGATTATGGACTTGGTAATCTGTAACCACTTTACCAAATGTATCTTGCCTTTCAGGACGAACAGTTACAACATGATTTGGATTATCCGCTTGAGCTTGTTTGGCTATTTGCCTAGCTTCATATTCATTCTTAGCTGCACCAACTGTCTTAGAATAATTCCTAAGTTTCTCTTGGTCAGTAATTCTAACTCCATTAACCTCAAGTGTATTAGGACGTATATCAACAAAGAACGGTTCCTTGACCATTCTAGGAGAGTATCCCGGTACTCTAGGCAGTACCTCATTAGGTAGAAGAGATAGCGTAGTCTTCCCTCCGACAATACCGAACTCATGTACTTTACCAGCCTCCTCAATATGCTCAGCAAGTCGTACTATCTTTCTACCAGAATTAGCTATTTCATCGGGCTTAAATGGAATTGCCTTATTAAGATCATAGTCCCAGATAGTTTGAATATCTTTAGTGCCAGCAGGCAGCTTAGGAGAAGCAGCCCCTAAATAATTACCAGCTTCATCATAAACACCTTTCATGTCATCATTCAATAGTTTGTTTCTTTGAATGCGATTAGCAAAGTTATGATTGTAATGTTGCATCCTACGCCAGTAGGTGTGAGTTTCAAATAGGTTATCAATTTCCCTAGAGCTAAGATCAGGGAACTTGGCACTCATGTCTGCTTTACTAAATGACTCTATTCCTAATTCTTCGGCATCGTTTATAAGAGTGTTTAACTCTTTACCATGTTTAGTATGGGCGATGTTCTTAGTGAAGGCTGTAACAAAGGTATCTTCCAATCGGGCATTTCTTTCAATCCCACGAATGGCAGCTTGTTCAACTTCATTGGGTAATCTTCCCGTAGGGAATAACCACCTACCTAAAGCAGAACGGGCCAAGGAAGATACATCCATTCCTAGTACAGATGTTTGAATACTATCCGGGCCAAAGGTACGAATAGAGATATCATCATATACTCGGTTCCATTTCCATTCTAAATGGAATGGGCCTACTGGCTTTCCTTTCTTATCAGTACCAGTACCTACAATATTAAGGTTCCCTCTCTCACTTTCAGGGAGTTGCTTAATGGAATAGGCGAGATTCTTAGCAGCCTCAGTCGCTTCATCAAACGTAAGAAACTTACCTGTAGCATTAGGGCCGAATACCATAGTTCCTTCTGACATTCCAGTAGAAGGAAGACTTACCATACTATTAGACTGTTGATAATAGCTGCCCCTATTCTCCTTAATTACTTGGAAAATATTAGCAGCATCTTGATCCCTTTTGGTAGCATCTACAATATTAGGATCATATCTAAAGTCATTAAACTCCCGTTCCATCTGGTTGTCGAGTTCATGAATCTTAGCAGCTAGGTCAGGATTATCTTTAGCTATGTTTTCATCTAACTTAGGAAGAACCCAATCATTAACAATCGATCCTTTCTCTGCTCCTAGTCCTTCAGAGATAATTCCACTCTTGTCTTTAAGAGCCATAGCTCCAAGAGTTTCAGCCATCTTAGGATTGGCAGCTTTAGTTACATCAGCAGGACTTCCCGGAGGAATACTAGGAGTATTATTAACCCTTGCTCCCCTACCGAATACAGCACCAATCAATCCACCAAGGACTGCATTGACAGTCATTGATTTAGGATCAAATTGTTTCTGTTGGAGTTCAGGATAGGCTTCTAGAATCTTATTCTGAATAGTAGTGTTTAGTTCTCCAAGTGCAACAGCCCCTCCACCATTAAGGGCTATAGTCTTAAGAATACCAGCAGCCTTAAAGATAGGTAGAGCAAAGTCTGCCCCTGTCATTCCGGCATCAGCTAATGAAGCATTCAACCTATCTTCATCTGTTACATTAGGATTGGTTCCAAGTTCAGCAAACTTAGACATACCGGCAAGTGATCCACCGGCTAACACCATTCCGGGAATACCAGCCACAGCACCAGCAATACCACCACCAATCAATCCTACGGCATGACCAATACCAGTTGTTAGAGGATTAGCTTCTGATAGCTTTTTGAACTCTTCATGTCCTTTCTTGTACTCTTCATCCGAAACCAGTCCAAGGGTATTACCTGCCCCTTGATAGAGATGAGATATACCACCAAGGAAGGATTTTAATTTGTCTGTATTATTAGCAATATCGTATTGCCGTTGCTCATAATCCATTTGAGCACGGCGATTCTTCATATTGTCTACAACCCAATCCTGTCTATTTTGATCGGCTACCGTATCATTTAGGATATCATTAGCAGCAGTCTTTTGAATGTATCGATCTTTAAGATTACCGGGAACATATCCACTCTGAGAATAATGACGAAGCACTGCCTTCTTCACTTCAGAAGAAACAGTGTTATCTCCTATGATTCCTTCAATGGCTTGACGATTACCTGCGTCTTGTTCTTGGTTCCATTGACTCTTTACATTATTGACAAACTCAGATTCCCCAGTGGTTTCTAAGTCCATCTTAGCACTGGTATAATCAGCAACAGGGTTTCCAGTGGAAGCAGAGGCAGCATAGAATGCCTGTTCACTAGCTTCCTTACTAGAAGGAAGAGGGCGTTCTGCCTCTATAGGAGGAACAATAAAATCGTCCAATTATGTCCTAATCAAAAATAGATTGAAATGTATTGCCACCACCTGCTGAGAGGCCAGCCCCTTTACCACCACCCAACATGGTAGAGACTGCTCCTGCTGTATTACTCACAGCCCCAAAGATAGACTGCCACATTTGTCCCTTAGCACCAGCAGTATAGAAGTCACTTTGAGCCTGAGCAGAACGCTGATTAGCAGCACTGATCTGAGCAGCAAAGTCAGACATCTGCCCTAGATTACCAAGATTCTGTCCTAGCTGTGAACGTAGACTTCCTGTTGCACCAGATAGTCCTGAGGAACCTCCATTAGTTGGCCCTACTCCAATTCCAGCGTTACCAGCAGTGGCAATTACATTCGCCCTACGAATTCGTTCTTCCCTAACTTGGGCAATACGATCTCGTTGAGCAATTGCGTTTGCCCTAGCTTGTTCTACACGCTGAGCTTCTTGTTGAGCTTCAAATTGACGTTGAGCGGCTTTCTGTTGTTTCTTAGCGGCTCCCATCTGCATAACAGTGCCGCCGATAGAAGCAGCAACACCTACAACAGCGGCAACAACGGCTATTGGCATATATCCTCCTTACTTATTCCGTACAATTCTTGGTCTTCCATTTTACCATCTAATAGGAAACTATTTTTTATGATACCTTCTTTCTGCATTCCGACTGCGTTAGCCAGTTTAATAGCAAGCCGGTTATGTACCGGAATAGTTGAAATCAATTTGCGTAATTTAACCATGCTATTAAATACATACTGAAGGGCTGCCTTACTTATATCCGATGCAAACCTTCGGTACCGCTTATCCAATGAAGACAAATGAACTTCATACATTTCCTCTGAATGAGGAACCAATAGATAATGTCCTATTGATTCTCCATCTACAATAATATGCAGTTGTATAGTAAATAGCTGTAAACCCTTCTCTGGATAGAACGACAGCACTAGACAGAAGCTCCACCAGTGAGGGTCACTCCCCATCCTAAGAGGCGTAAGTCTTTACTATCTTCTGATTCTATTTTCAATGATAGTACCCTACCCATTCCTCTTAGTTTATTTTTAGTTGAGATAACTTCTTCTCCGGTATCGAAAACATCACTACTCCCAGAAGGAGTGTAGTTACGTCTGAATCGATATGCCTGAAACTGACTTCCCCATTTACCACTGGAAGCAGAATTAGCCCAATTCCATTGTGCTTGTATTAAGCAAGAGGATGGATTGGTAATTTGCAGTTCTCCAGTATCATCCAATTCAAATCCATCTTCTGTCTTTTCAAAGAAGGTTACTAAGTAAGGGACTTGTTTCTTTCTTAACATTTCACCAAACAATTCATAACCAGTTACAAGGAAACTACTATAATTTGCACCAACCGAATCTGCGGATATCCAGTCTCTAAATCCTGTGTTGTTATACTTACTCAGAGTGAAGCTACTTCCTATTAAGGTTAAGAAACTAAATTGACTACTCCGAGAAGCTAGTATTGTCGAGGTAACAACAACATCTGATAAGTCTGTAACCTGTACAGGGTCTAAATCAACATAAACACTTTCATCTGTCGTTGAAGAGAGGTATCTGGGAATCTCAACATAAGCGCAAATAGAAGGGCTAGTACCTGTTATTGGGGAAATACTATTAGTGTAGAAACTTTTAATATTTAAATCTAATACTAGTTCCCTGTTATATTTATTTAAATAATTAGAAGCACTATAAGTGGGGCTATCATTATAAATCCACCTAACTCTATTCTCTTGTTCATCATAGTAACCTCTAGCATTATCACGGGCAGCACTGGAGAGACTATTATAAAGAGACTGAATTGTAGAGATAGTTAAATTCTCAGCTTGGTATCTTCCACTGATTGGGTCTTGTGTAAGGACGAATATTCCGGCCTTCGCCCAGTAAATAATACCACCACTAAATTCCACAACACTCTTTGCATTGTTGGTACCTACAGAACTTATCTTTGAAATCTGATAACCTGTAGCAGTGAAGCCACCAGTATCACCAAAGATTTCCCAGACTCCGTTCTGAGCAAATACTACTAATGAGGTACGGGTTGCTAAGAGTTTATATATCTTTGTGATTTCAGGAATCTGAATCGTTCCACCATCTGTTGCAACTACATCATTAATGGTAGGGGAAGTAGGATCAGCAACCTGATAACATTTTCCTAATTGGTCTTTCGATGTGGCTATCTGAGAGAAGAATATATAACCCGTATAGTTAGGAGATTTACCATCTCCTGAGGTAATTATAGAGTTAATTCCCGAATAGAAAGCACGGCTTGCAAAGGAGGCTACCGTTGTAACCCTTCCGCTTTCAGTATCAGCAGGTAGGGTAGTGAGCCCAGTTAGTGCTCGTCTAGAAGTTCCTCTATCATAAGCGTCAAGAATAAAAGCACCTTTTGCCGCCTCAACTTTATAGATAGAATTCTTAACTAAAGAATTAGGATCATACTTTTCAAAGTTGGCTGCTGATGCATCACCAATCTTTCCAAGCGTCCAAGTATCACAGTTACTAGGATAAACTCCGATTGTATTCTTCGTACATTCAATAGCTCCGATAGATATAGGGGTGGAAGAGGTAATGACCTCGGAGGTTTGTACCCATCCACTCGTAGCAGGAGTTCTATTGTAGATACCATCAGTGACAGCTTGTAAGAAATCTGGCCCTGCTTTGTCTTTAATAAAAAGCCAGTTACCAGAAGTTTTAACAACGTCTGTAGAAACAACACCAGCACAAATGGAGGTTATACCCGCATTCCATCCCTGATTAATTAAGTTATAATTATGGGTTTGGGTAAGGGTTGTCGGACGAGAGTCTATGGGAAGGGTATCAACAACTCCCCAAATATCGCGAACTTGTATAGGTACAATCTCACTAGTTACTAGCTGAGTAGTTCTATCATACGTTAAGAGAATAGGCCTATTAATGTCAGATGAAACAATAACTAATTGATTGTTGATAGTCGTTGTTTCGATATCTGCATTAGCAAGTCCACTGATAACTAATGGGTTTCCACCATTCAGGAAATTAGCAGAGGGGGATATTTGCAGTAGGTTGATAAACCAAAGTCTATCGTAGATACGGATAACACCAATGCTTACAGTGGTGTCTCCATTAGGAGACTCCCACTTGTGAAAGGATTGTTTACTTGATGCTAGAATAGCAGTGGATATACCTGTATCTTTTAGAGCATATCCAAACTCATAGTCCATCCCCAATCTGCGAGAAATTTTGCCATTGCGCTCCAATACAAAATTATCCAAATCCAGAGCAGCATTCTCTGGAAAGGTTAAGGGGGAAACCTCAGTGACGAGTCCCCCTGTAAAATTATTATATTGTTTCTCTGACTTCGCAGCGGTCATTATTTCTTGTCTTTAGGTTTGGTTCTTTCTAAATATTGTTGTACAGCAGAATCAGCAAATCGTTCTTGTGTGAATAGTCCGAGTAACTCAAGGGGAAGTTCACCACCTGGATAAAACTGGAACCTATAAGCTGCCGTCTTTGCATCTACAATCAATTGAATCTTTTTACCACCCCAGTTATCCCATTCTTTTATAATCATTGTTTACCTTTTGAGAGCCTGATTTCCTACCAAAATCTGGAAGGAGAACACCATTCCTAAGTCGCCATGCTTCTTCACTCATCCTACGTCTTTGTGTAACTGAGTGTTGTTCAGCTTTAGGATTAGGACTTTGTTTTAATACTACGAAAGCGATAGACTTCGATTCATTTAATAGATAACTAAAAGCCTGTATTGGCAGGTCTGGTATAAAGGTATCTTCCATTGTCCATGTAGGATACACCTTGCCATAACACTGTGTCTTAGAGGTCTGGGAAGTCGAGTCTACAGCACTGTCAAATGCATCCAAGATGATATGTTCATTATCAAATGAAGTATAAAATGTTGGATTTGTATCATTAAGAATATTAAATTTGATACCTGTTGCATCAGTTACCACAGTGACATTAGAAGCATCACTATGTCTCGCATCAACCAATCTCATAAACTCAACAGGCGTTTTATATTTTAATTCTTGAAACTTATCAAAAGTATCGTTCGTGGTTCTAACATTATATTTAACATATATAAGATTAATTACGTTTGTAGGCAATCTCATATATGTTGGACGGCTAGTTGTCCCTGATGCTTCTAGTTGAAAGAACTGAAATAGCTGAGGCCAATCCTTTCCATCTATAATATTAAAGTAAGTAGTTTTGACTATCTGTGCTACCTGTGTAGCTTCAACAGTATCAGATATACTATTGACTTCATCAGAGTCTAAGTCTGATAGAATATCTTGGACTATATCTAACAAAGTCATAGTAGCCATTATGAACGCCCTATTGTTATAGCAGCAAGCCAGAGATTATAGACACGAACATCCCCTGAAGCTCCATCATTCTTTATATAGATTTCTATATAATCATTTGTGGATAAGTTAATATCAGCAGAGAGAACAACGTTAACAGGAGAGCCTGTTACAATAGTTGTCAGGTTCTCTGTAAGAGTTATAATGCTACCATTCTTATAAAGAGCAGCCCTTACATTCCTGTTTGCACCAGATGATTGATCTATATATATACTTCCAGTAAGTCTAACTGGCCGTGTCAGAGTTCCTGTATAAGTCAAACGAGCAGTAGTTGCTTCAGTAAACTCTATAGGAATTCCACTAGCTGTCGTAGTTACCAAGACCTTGGTGTAGACAGAAGGATAGGTAATAGAAGTAGGAGCAGCTACATTAGAAAAAGCAACAGAGCCATGGGCATTTGAATATATCCATGAACCACTTCCCGCTCCATCGGAAATATATACTTTCCCTACACTAGCGGTAGAGACACCCTTAGGTTCGTGTAAGTCTGCTTCAGTAATATTCTTATGCTGTATTGCCATTTAATATCCAATAAAAAAGGAAGAAGAAGTTTTATCCCCTTCTTCCTCTTTGTTTAGTTAGCTACTCTTACAGACCGGCGTCAATGTAGGTAACAATCAAACGGGCTTTACCAGCAGTGAAGTCATCAACAGTCGGAGTTACCACAAGCTCACCAGCAGCCGCACCAATTGTTTTACCAATCAAAGCGCCCGGTGTTCCACTAGCACCATCAATGATTGCACCAGCTACACCAAGGGTTGTTTGGGTTGCTTGAGCAGCGGTAATCAAACCATCCAAGTCAATGTCTGTTCCATCGGCTTGTTCCAAACCAATGTCCATATCAGACGTGGTAGAGGTAGATACCCACGGAGTAATAACCTGTAGCTTTGCACTAAGAATCGTAGAGTTAGCAGGAATACTAAACTCAAGATTCGTAGAACCACCAATTACATCCGTACCTGCATTAGTACCAATCTGAGTATAATCAAATGTCCATTGGACAGATTTAATTACATCAATATCAATACGACCACCAAAATGGGAGTCAGTTTTACGAGGGCCAAAATGATTGAAGACCCCACGGAGAGCTTGTTTTTCGAAAGTCATAATAATCCCTAATTAGTAAGTAGTACCAGAGGTCAGAATCACGCCCACTGTATCCAGACGTTGCAAGCCAAACCCGAAACGGGAAGTAACTTGGAATTGGTCAGAACGCAGATCATGCTCACGCCAACCTTCAGTTTGGGGATGCCGTCTCCAAGCGTGCATAACAGGTTTGCAAGTATCATCTGATACACACATAAACACATTGGCCACGTCGCCTACTTGTGCAGTCGTATTGGCCAGATTATACGAAGAAGCATTGATAGCTTCGGTTGCAGTCTTGACGGGGAGGAAGTTCGACGTCCAGATATCCCAACCAAAGATATTCTTTACGAACTTATGTTCACGTACAAAACCCTCATTGATAATACCTTCAAACATGGGGTTGTTGCTAACATTAACCAAATTCGTAAGGCTATTGAGTGAAGCCTCAACCAAAGGATCAACGATTGCAATACGACCAGCCGCAGGTACATTGGCTTTATCAAATGCCAGTTTCATGGCAATGAAGTCAGCAATGGACATGATACGGGTAGTTACACCAGAGCCGCCAGCGATCCAACGATGGGGGCGACCATTAACCAAGTTTACATTGGCAAGAGTCTGACCCGTACCGGAAGCAGAAGCAGCGATGGAGAGGAAACGAGATTCATGTTGAATGCTCAAGGCACGAGTGCTTTCTACAGCACGCATACTCATCAAGGTATCAATCTGAGAACCATCTTCGCGGAGGTCATCCGATACACGCCATGCATCACCTACGTAATCCGTAATGGACATGGTGATGGTATTCGTATCAATCGGATTGAATACCAGAGGAGTATCTTCAGCCGCATCTTGAATCGTTACCGTACCAACCGTTTTAATGTTAAGAGTCGTACCAGTACCGAAATCCGATACATCACGCCAGAAACCATCTGGCAACATGTACGTTTGCAGATTGTCAAGAATAAATTGACTATATTGTTGTGCCTCAATAAAGGCAGTTGTGTTACTCCGAAGCTGAGACATAGTATTCCTTTAAATGAAATTAACCTAGATTTTGTTTTACTTTCTCACCTGCACGACGCCAAGCATCGACAAGATCACGAGTACTGTTAGTCTTAGCAACCTTAGCAGAAAGGGGTTCCTGCGAGTTAGTCCTAAAGGTTTCAGTATTCACATCACTCTTAACCTTACCTGTTATATTTACTGGCTTATTCAAACCAGCTAATTTAATTACAGCAAGTGGAGAAGTCTTAGCCAACTCGTTAAGCACACCAACAGACATACCAGCCTCAGCAGCAATCTTGTTGTATTGCTCCTCAGCCTTATCCCCGAATGCCTCTTTAAAAGCAGACACTACAGTAGAGGTATTACTTTTGTGTTGCTTAACAGTTTCTGTTTGTGATACAATTTGCTTTACTAATTTTACTACAGCGTCTTGGTCAATTTCTTTATGTGGGGCTGTCTCCCCGTTAGGAATACCAGACTTTAGTTCGTCGAGAAGTTCTTGAGTAGTGCGACGTTTGGTTACTTCTTCCCTCAGAGTAGCTAACTCTTGCTCAAGTTTACTAATATGAGTTTGAGCATGGGGAAGGGCTGCCATTGCCGCTTCAACTGTCTTGTACTTCTTGCCTTCACCTACCAGTTCATTCAATTCTGGTGGAATTGAGATAATGGGGTTGACTACAGGCGGTACTTCTTGAGGCACTACATCTGCTGGGTCAGCAGTAAAAAGGGATGTATCAGTCAATTATAGTCCTTGGTCTGGAATAAATTGTTTAAGTTTATCCAACATTTTGAGCATCCCTAACTGGAATGCTTGGAATTCAGCCCATGAAGCAGAGTCAAATCTTACTTCATCTAGTTGTTTTCTATGGGCTAATCTTATTTCAGCATCCAAATAATTATGAATAATCTGATAAGCTTCTTCTTTACTTATCGGAGGATTATTTGGGTCTTTTAAAGATTTTAACATGGCTACTATTATATCACATATGGTCTTGACTTAATAGATTCTTATAGATATTATTGTCTAGGAGGCATTCCCTGAGGAGCTACCATATTTTCTTCCACAGGAGTTGCATCTTCAGCTTGAACAGTCTTAGTCACTTGATTCATTAGACGTTGTGTTTCAGCTTGCTCAATAACTGCGATGTTGTCTTTAATAATCTTGAACCTTTCAAATCCCATTGCTTCCTCAACCAGTCTAGCAAGAGCCTTAGCAGAGGTATGCGGAGCAATTGTCTGCCCAATAGGGCTGTTATAAACCCCCAGAAGATTCTGCATTAACTGAGCACGGGCAGCATAATGTCTTGCTCCCATAGGACGTAGTTTACCCTTAGCTGTAATATCATCCTTAGTAATGTTAATAAACTCAGCAACCCCCAGATCATCATCCATAACCCTAATCAAATCTTTAGTAGAGAGATTACGTTTAGCTAATTCAAGCATCACGTTAAGAATCTTTTCTAGTAATTCGATTTCAAATTTATTAGTCTTATGGTGGAAGATTCTACCAGCAGCATTCTCTAATGTCTGTACTTCAAATGCAGTCTTCTCTCCCGGAGTACGAATACCCATAGCTTGTTTAGGAGCACCTGCCATTTCTTCCATTAAACTCATCAACCCTGCAATTTCATTGTTGACTTGAAATGCAGCAGGATTAGGTGGAAGCAATCCTACCTCTCCATCTTCTGGTACATGTACTGTAACTCCCGGTGCCCAAGTAAAGGGTTCTACTTCTCCTTTAATTTGAATAGGGGGCATAATAGTCATATCAAGAGCATCGGCTTTCAGATTCTCAAGATGATCCAGACGATATTGCATCCCTACCAAGTTATCTAATGGCCCCATGCCGTAGAGGTTATCAGGACGATCCCGCCACCCCACATGCACCTTATTATCCCGGCCTATCCAGCTAGGGTTGTCAATGTTTCTGAGAATGTAGCAGCGATCTATGATGGTAATAATCTTATTCTCATAGAGCTTCTCATCTAGAACATCGTAGTAATCCCCCTCAAACTCAATGATTTCAACCAGACCTGAGCCATAATATTCAGAGAGAGTGCCGAAACCATCAGCTACATATCCTTCAGCCTTATTGATATCCTCCATCCGAAAGGATGAGAGATTCTTACGCAACTTAATACTTTTCTCTAGTACCTTATTATCAAACTTCAAATCAGTACGATAAAGCATCTCCTTCTTCAATTCTCCAATACTCTTAAGGTAACGAGTAAACTTAGGTGAATATTCAAAGGCAGGTGCAGAAGGATTAAATACTATGTCAAAGGGAGAAATGCGCACAGCCTTCGGCCCTACATATGTTACTACTTCCTCTTTAGTCAAGGGGTCAATATGTGTCTCATTAACCCATTGCCCTTCTAGGAATACATTTCCATAATCAATGTAATCATACAAGCACTGAGAGATAGTCTCACGGAAGCCCGATAACCTACATTTGTTTTTCATATAGGCTTCGATAGCTTCTCTCTTTTGTTTGGTTACATCATCCTCATTCTCCCCTTCCCAGATAAGCCAGTCATCATTAGGAAACAGAGCATCCATATAGTTTGCATGAAGATTATCACGAATCTGTGTGAGCTTCGGAATGGTAGTTCTATTCTTCCAAGGCAGAGTACTATTCGTAGTCGTGGAGGTATCAGTGGCAAAGATATAATTACGGAGTTCTCTCCATTCTTTTTCTTTCTCCATCTTTTGAATACGCCACCGCTCATAGAGAGCTACTAACTGTCTAGCTAGATTGTCTTCGTTAAGAATAAAATCTTTTATTGTAGCAACTTTTCCAGCCATTACACTATACCTCCAAATCTAGGATGAGACTTAATATTCATTACGTTCTGTTCTACATTCCATTGTTTAGGAATAATTGCAATATCAATTGCATTTGCTAAGGCATCTTTAATGTCATCATGTGGAGGACGCTGCATAACTAGTTCTTCTTCTAGGGATTGACAGTTTCCCCCTCGATAGTGCCACACTTGAAGGTTATCGTATTTAGGTTCTAAGATAGCGGATAACCTTTCCTCTTTAGCTCCTTCATGTCTGTTAGGACGATATTCATCTATTGACAAAGGAAGCCCATTAGGTTTGATATAACTTTCCTTTAACTCATTAACGATTTGTTTCTGAGCAACAGAGATTTCAGCCCTTATCTTCCTGAACCCCCACTTCTGCTGTGCTTTAACAATATGATTAAAGTATTCCGTAATCCGATCTGTTTTAAATCTGTCAATATCCAAGATATAATAATTACCAAGTCTATCGACACCTATGACAACCAACGCTGTGTAATCAGCCTTCTTACTAAGCGAAAAAGCAAAGTCAATAGCTGCATATACGTTTAGTTTCCTATCTCGGAGGAACCAAGTCCCTCCTTCCTGTTTCAGTAGATTTCTTTCGTAGTACTGGAATTTATCGGAACTTATTGAGGCAGACTCAGAGCTATTAGGATTGTTATAATATTGAGCGTAATACTGAGTGGTATCAACATATTTAGCCTTGATTCGAGCCAGTATTTTTGCATCAAATCCGAACGGAGTTCCATCCATACGCTGTGCACGTGGCCAAAGAAACTCCCCATCCGTTTCCACAACTCTCTGAAAGACTTCATAGACTTCTTCCTCTTTTTCTATATCCCCATCATCATTGTATAAAGTCTCTCTCATTGTGATAAGAGTGTCGTATATATCTCTTGGATGGTATCTTGTTCCTACTACAACTTCTAACGCTCCGGGGTTCTCAATACTGGCAAGCTGAGAGTAGAGAGACGCAACTTTATCTCTGCCCTCTTCTGTATAAGCATTAGCCGGAACAACCAAGTCATCAAGGATAACGTGGCTAGCATGGAACCCAGTAACAGAGCCTGTAATACCAGTTGCTTTAACAGTAGCATCTCTAATACCTTCTAGTTTACGTTTTGGATGATCTACACATATTTCTTCTACAGCCCATTTCTCTCTTTTACCTTCATCCGGCCCAATCATTTCAGGCCAATAACGACGATAAATAGGACTATCTATAATTTGTTTTATCTGATATAATTGCTTCTCAGCAAGAGGAGCGGTAGCTGATACATACAGAATTGTAACCGCAGGGTCTTTAGTAATCCACCATGCGGCTAGATAAGCTGCAATCTTACTCTTCATATGACCACGAGGAAGGAGAACAAGTTTATTAGCCTTGCCCTCTTGTCTTGTTAGCCACATGGAGAGTTCGATATGAACAGCCCCTAGTAGAACATGTGGGGCTACAAGCCGAATGAATGACACAAAGTCATTCTCGGCCTGTTCCCTTATTTGTATTATCTTATCCTTCAATGTCTTTCTTTGCGACCCATTTTCTTACTGCGTTAAGCCCTTCTCGGTCTTGATCGCCTTCTTCAACGATATCCCTAACTCTGTTTCGATATTGGTCAATTGCTCGCTCAACTTCGGGCCAGTTGATGGTGGTTGTTTCGCCGCCTCCGGTACAAACTTGAGGGGCTGGGGGCAATTGGCGGCTACGGGCAACCTCGTCGCGCAACCTGTTGTTATCAGAACGCAACTTAGTAATAGTATCCACGTAAACTTTATCGACTTCATCTTTAGTCTCCTTACTCTCCTTATTGTCCTTCTTTGTCTCTTTCTCTTGGGCATCTCCAACTACTTCTACTGCTTTGATCGAAGACCTACAAGCATCTAGTTCAGCAGAGATAATCTTGGTATAAATTCCCAATGAGACTGAAACCAATACTAACGCAACACATAGCCAATGGATTGGATCAAAATTCATCTTCACCCTCCTTAATAGCTGCTAGACAGCCAGCTACTTCTTTCTCCCTCCTACCTCTAATCTCAGGGGGTTTATTCCATAAGGCCATAGCTTTACAGGCTTCCTCATGTTTACCCTCTTTTAAAAGTTTTAATGTGGTTGACCCACAATATCCCTTAACTCCGATGTTATATGTAAAGTGAAGATGCCAATCATATTCTTTTTGGAACATTGTCACTTCATCCCCAATACACTTTTTCATCCCTCTTCCATGTTCATCATCAACACTTTCAAGAAGTCTTACTAAAGCCTTTTGAGGAGTGGTTTTATCTCCTAGTTTTACATTCTTTGTTTCCCCATAACCATTTGTCGGAACTCCGACTGAATCTAGATAAGCCGTGGTTCTTAGTCCCTCCGCACTAGCGAGAAGGACTAGACCCACCCCAGACATTTGAAGAAACTTGACTGGGATTTTTGGCATTAAAATATAAACTTCAGTAAGCCGAAGATTAGATGAGCCGCATTAATTACATCACCGATTGCTAAGAGAGCGACACCAAATCCGACTGCAATAGGCATTGACCAGCCTGATTTAGCCCACTTAACTAGCCATGGATCAATTGCTCCTTCGCCTACACGCAACCAGTCTTGTACTTGTTGCAATCCCTGATTAGCGTGATTCTTGGCATCCTCTAAAGTCTCTGAGTTTGCGATTAAAGCGAATAAGTCTTTTACGTTTCCTACAATTCCAGTTACTCCACTCATGGTATTCCCTCGTCAATATAAGTTGCCCATTGTCCGGGCCATTGAAATATATCACCTGTACAGTTCGACATTCCCCACCACGATCCATCTTCAATGAAGGGACAATCTTCTTGAATAATACCCACACCTTTTGCCAACCACAATTCGATTACATAACTATTATAATCTTTGTATGATTGATAATATGGGCCTTTGCCTTTTGCTGCTAAAGGACAATCACATCTAATTATTGGACGGCTAGATTGTTTAGTCCCATGATACATTACAATATGGATTACATCAGTATATGTCTTTCCATACCCTGCTCCCCATACCCCACTTGCATCCCTTCCGTATGGAACCGTATATTGTGGAAGTGCCTCAATAAGTCCGGTTCTACTAAAGGCTTTTGCTCCTGAGTTAGTATAAGCTGCTCCCGGTGTATTCTGCCTCCATACATCTACTTCTATTGTTGCTGGTGATTCCGTAATACCATTTGCAGGCGACCATACAAGTCCGGTATTAGCTCCTGTTGATGTCTTATACCCCAGAACTACATTAGGTGTACAAGGACTTCCGGCATACCAATCCCCTGTTTCTGTAATACTAAGGTCAGTCCCGA